TTCAAAGGTTAGGGAATACGTTGGGGAGACAAAGGACAAGAGAATCTTCGACCTATACAGCGGTACCGGTACGATCGCACAGCTCCTCGCACCCGTTGCCGGTAAGATAACCGGAGTGGAGATTGTAGAGGAAGCAGTCGAGGCAGCGAAAGAAAATGCTACTCTGAACGAACTGAGTAATTGCGAGTTCATCGCAGGCGATGTGTTAAAGGTAATCGATTCATTAGAGGATAAGCCGGACATCATCGTACTGGATCCGCCGAGAGACGGAATTCATCCGAAGGCTCTGGACAAGATAAGTGATTCCATTAGGGCGAAAAAGATAGTTTACATCTCATGCAAGCCTACTTCTCTGGTAAGAGACCTAGAAGTTCTTCAGGCAAAAGGATATAAAGTTAATAGAGTTTGCTGTGTTGATATGTTCCCAGAAACCGTTCATGTAGAAACGGTTGCCGAGTTAGTTCTTACTGAATGACCAGTATATAGTAATATCATTATTTAAAACAACGATTTTATCAATTAATCTATGTATTATGCGGTGGATTTCTTCAATGGATCCACTGCTTTTATTATTACTAAATGACTGCACTGTTTCCCATGCATCCTCCACAGAGATAGCAGCCGGTGCATTATCATACTCTTCAATATACGATAGAAGTTTATCACGTTCATCGTTTAAGGGATCCACACGGTTTAATACTTCATCCATTTCAATAAGACCTTTTTGATAAAGGTTATATATACGAGTTATTTGCTTATCCAGTTCCTCAATTCGCTCACGGTATTGAACCATATCATCAATTACCGGAGCGGATTCGATTACAACGGAATCAAAATAGTTCCTATCAACTGACATCTTATCAATCTCGCTAATAATTATGGCATCCAATTCTTCAACCGTGTATGGATGTAGTCTGTTTGAACAATTGTCTGATTTAATCATTGGTTTACTAGTACGAGCTACAGAATGGCATATATACTTCTTGGTTTTACCAGATACCTTTCTTCCATACATTCTTGCTCCACAGTCACCGCAAAAGAGAAGACCGGTTAATAAATTATCCGCATTGAACTGTCCATTCGTAAAGCTATAATTTCTTTTATCCATTGCTTTGTTATGATGAAGGATATCTGAAGCCCTCTTGTACTGATCTAAAGGTATGATTGCTTCATGTAATCCATCAATAAGGCTTCCACCTAAAGATACTTTACCCATATAAACCGGATTTCTTAGAATGCGTCTAACTGAGGTGTTATTCCACTCAATAAGGTTAGAACTATACTTATCGATCATATGAGCTGCTATTCCATTAATACTCATTCCGGAAAGAAATAATTGATATACTTCTCTTACCAAACCAGATGAATATTCATCAACAATTAAATCATTTGATCCTTGTTTGAATTGGTATCCGATCGGAGCATGCGAGCCATGATAATACCCTTTTTTTATTCTTGCTTGTCTTCCTAGAGTTGTACGCTCTTTGATGTTCTCCCTTTCAAGCTGGGCAAAAGCAGCGAGGATACCTACTATTGCACGTCCAAATGGAGTTGATGTATCGAAGGATTCCATGAGTGATACAAAGTGACAGTTATTAGCGAGAAATATATCTTCAAGCAATACCATTGTATCTTTTTGAGATCTTGATAATCTATCAAGCTTCCATACGATTACTTTTCCGATTTTACCTGACTGTACATCAGAAATTAACTTTTTTACTGCCGGTCTATTGATGGAAGCACCAGAGTATCCAGGGTCTATGTGAACATTAAATATGGTGTAATTCATAGCTATACAGTAAGCCCTAAGCTTAGTCTCCTGAGCTGCAACAGAGTAACCTTCTTCAGCCTGTTCTAAAGTAGAAACTCTTATGTATAGATCCACAATATTTTCTGTCGTTAAGTTGCTATCCATAATTAAAGCTCCTTCAATACTTAACTTTTATATTTTTGTACATTTTACCTATAGCCATATATATAAAAAGGAATTATAATGTGGCTAAGGAGGTGTCATATGAACATGGCGATTAAGTTTATGAACAAACTGTACATACTTTTTATGTACTCAATTAGCTTTATGACCTTCTTATCAATATCCTTCAAAATAATTTCAATGACTAATCTGTACAACCTAATGATAAATAACTTTATTTATCAATGTATCATAATATTAATGTGTATTCTAATATCGTTATTTTTATCTGTGAACCTTACTCATCTTCTTGCGAAGCTTCAGCGGGGACAAAGTAGATAACGTTGTTAACAGTCGTATTATCAACCTCTAACTCAGCGGAGGCTTCAATTACATAATCAATAGGCCTTACTAAAGCTGCTGGATCTATTCCGGTGGCTTTTATTCTTTCATGAATTTCTATTTTCTTCTGTATAACTTCCAATTCTTTTAATTCAGCTTCCAGTGCATGCTGTTTGGCATCTGCTTTTGTTTGCTTAATGTTATCTGGAAGAGTAAATATTTCGTGAATAATCTTAGGTAAACCTGGTAGTTTACAGGTCAGGAAACTTCCTCCTCCAACGAATACGAGTATAGCCACTATTGGTAAATAATTATCTTTAACCGTGTTAAATGCATCTACCAGAGAAAAATCGATAGGCCCAGGGGAATTTATGTTTATCTGAGTTGAGATCGAACGCTCATCAATAAAATGACATAAATAATCAGTGGTACCAAATAACAGGGTTGATAATGTTCTTGGACCAATTGGAGCTTCTTTTGTTACATTGTATATCAGATTGATATTATTGTTATATGAATACAAAGGGAATATAGCACCCAGAATATACCTATAGTAAGTGTCCAAATTACTTATTCCATGATAGTTAGAAATGGCACGTATTAAGTTATGATGAACTGCATTAATTGGAAGCGTTTTAATAAGATGTATATGTCTACGCTTCATATATGGGCATGAAACATCATCTCCTAAATGGATTTCATTGTTTTCTATGCTGCTAATCACTCTATTTTCTAGCTCAACCGTTTTATTATCCGCTTCAAAATAGGCTCCAGCATAAGCAAATGTAATAAGTGTACTGCCTGCACTTGGTATAATGATTATGTCGTTTTCATTCACTTCGTTGATAAATGTTTTGCATTTATTTATTACAGTTGCAGGTCTCTGAATATTACGATAATTACGTCTAATACTATCGTTTAATAAATCAGATGATTGCTCTGAAAAATCAGTCTGTTTAGAAATAAGGTTCCACGCAAGAGCCACATACCTTCCACTTATAAATTCATTGTAGAAATATCCCTTTTTCGTTCGTATCATCCAAAATCTTGTCTGTTCAGAGATGTTAGGTATATTAAAGTTCAATATACTGTCAAGTACATATAATTCTTCCTCTGTGGTCATATATATTACCTCCATATAAAATAATTGGTAGATCCTATATTTAGAATATAATCCAGTTATCACCATAAAAATTTATTTTTCTGGATTTATATACGAAATCATATACTCACGATATATATTTTAGATCTTATCATGCATTCGAAATAAATTTTATGTTCATAGGTGCATAGACATACTATATACTGTATTCATTAACTATTACAGAAAATATAGGCAGATATGAAAATTACTATTGATTATAAATTATACAATATTCGAATGAATAAGCGATTGACTGTACGAGAACTAGAGGCTCTATCCGGTGTAAGTAAGTCTATGATAAATAGTATCGAAAATAATAAAGCGAATCCTTCAGTCGTCACAATGTGTCAGCTTGCAGTCGCATTAGGTGTAGAACCAAAAGACTTGTATACATACATGGTCGAATAATTTTGTCCATTATATTGGACAAATTTTTAAAACTATGGAAAAATTAATTACAATATGTTACTTTAATGTAAGAAATAAACAAATATTATTTTGCTAAAAAGTTCATAGGATGACCGAAACAAATGTTATCATTTCTTCAAAGGAAGAGAACGCATGTTCGAAAAATAGTTGTAATATAGTTGTGATTGTTTTATAATGATAACAGCTACCTAGGAGTGCGGAACATAGGGGGTATACATATGACAGAAAATGAGTATAAGAAACTCATATACGAATTAATTGACAACATAAGTAACTTGGCAATCCTAAAAAAAATCTACATTTTTATTCATTCAATTATAGGCTAGGCATCTTGCCTAGCCTTATCATCATTCATATACGATACCATTTTCTCCAAAGCATTCCAGTCTTTCTCATCTAATCTACTTAACATATGTATAAATCTTTGCTGAAAACTTCCATCGTTAACAGGACGCAGTAGTTTTCCTATCCATATTGTCAGCTCATCAGATTGATCGATTGCTTGAATGTTTTGTCTACCAAGCAATTCATCAGAGCTAACATTAAAGTATTTACACAACATTGCTATTTTATCAAAATCAGGCTGTTTTCCTTTTGTTTCGTATCCAGCTACTGTTGGTCTGCCAACTTTTAGTATGTCAGCAAGTTCCTGTTGTGTAATTCCCTTTTGTTTTCTAAGTTCTTTGAGTCTCTCACCAAAAGTCATAAAGTTATACTCCTTTCGGAAATATTATAATTGAAAATGTGCCTAAAATAAACATTAGTGTCTATAATGAACAAATATTAAAAAAATATATTGACAATGTTCCTTAACGGAACTATAATAGGTTTATCAAATGTTCCATAACAGCACGCGATGGGAGGTGAGTATAATGCGTACAAAGTTAATGGAGGTTAGATTACTAAAAAAAATGACTCAAAATGAGCTTGCTGAAAAGGTAGGTATCAGTAGGGCTTATTACACTAACATCGAACTAGGAAATAAAAATCCCTCATTTGCTGTAGCTGTAAGAATAAAGGCTGCTCTTAATACCAGGGATGATAGAATTTTTTTTGACCAAAAATGTGTCGAAAGGGAACAATAAGAGTATATAACATGGAGGTGAAATATAAAATGGGGAACAATCCTACAAAAGCTTCAGAAAATATATATTTTCAAGCTAGAAAAGAAGCTGCGAAATATAATGAAAAACTAAATAGCAGAGAAGGCGCAGCCGAGCTTCTTGGTTTATCTGTTTCGAGTTTGTCTGATTATGAACTTGGATTAACCAAAGTGGTTCCGGTTGACAAAGTTATGCTCATGGCTGATCTGTATAATGCCCCAGAACTTAAAACCTATTACTGTAATGAATGCTGTCCGTTAGGATGCAAGAATGCAAAAATTGTTCTTGAAGATCTTGACAGAGTTTCGCTCAAGGCCCTTGGTTCTTTTCGAAAGATAATGGGTGCTAAAGAAACATTACTTAATATTGTAGAAGATGGGGTTATCTCCGAAGATGAAAAGCCTGAGCTGGATCAATTATTAGATGTGATGGAAGAGATAGAGGTGGTTATTAAAACCTTCAAACTTTGGGCTGAGAAGAATAACTATAAACCGATGTGATAACGTGGGAGGATATGGCATGAGAAAGTACATAGAACCTAACATCCATCATGTTTTCCGATGCGGTACAAAAACAGACATAATTGAAGGCACTGTGATCCCGTTTACCAGTGAGACATCGGCTGTATATCAAATAATTGCTGATAGAGCAAAGCGTGAATTAGCTGAGATAAAGAAGCAAAGACAGGTTATATCTGCTTAAAGATAGGAAGGAGATTACTATATGAAAGTACTTACTCTGTTTGGTAAAGCGTGGAGAGATTATTTATTTGCTAACTGTGATGGAATTCATAATGATGCAAAGGATTTCATGATCAGGATTGAATTAATCCGAGACAGCCAAGATCAGATTTTAGAAACAATGCTGGAGGATACTCCTAACATGGAACTTGTCGCAGAGTGTAAAGGAGAAATTGCTTTTCAAAGAGTTCAGTTGGAAGACATGATAAATGAATTTGTCAATTTTGAGGATATACCTGCTGATGAAAAATTATCCGCTGATGAAATTCTTATGGATCTTTGTGATGCAGCTACTAATAGTTATCTTTATGAGATTGCATCAGAATGGAAGGTCTGGGGTGAGAAATCCCATAAAATTTGTGAAAAGCTAAATGAATTATATGGCTATGGTATTGGTTATATTCATGATGATCTTTGCAAATTGATTTTATCTGAAATCATTAATAATGATAATGACAAGGTTATATAGAAGCAAAAAAAGATTGTATCAAGCGACCAAACTCAGATACAACCTTTTGAAAAAAATATAGGAAATACTCTTTGTTTTATTGTATCAGATATTATTTGATATTTCAAGGGGTGATAGTGATGATCGCAAATAGTGTGTATATGGTAAAGACTTGGACCGGTGAAGAAAAGCCGGTAAAAAAAATTGTCTTGTTTCCAGAGCGTGATAGTTCTGGTGAGATATTTTATAAAATTGAGGGTCAGCTTAATACGGATTATTTTATGATCAGTTACTTTTACGACCAAGAGCAAGCCAAAAAGGAATACTATCGTATATTAGATTCCTTTATGACTTTCCAAATTAACAATCTTCAATCCTACTAAATACGAATAAATCCATCAAAATACATACTAATCATAATTAATATGACTTAATCCATATAAATCAGAGTTAATTTGAATGAATGGGGGCGATTTATTGAGCAAATTTGAATTTATGATTTTATCTATCCTATTGAGCAACAATGCCACAAATAATATGAGTGCAATGACAGCCAAGGATATTTGTGCAGCTGAAAACTTGGGATATGAAAGAAATACATACTATAAACGTTTGAAAGAATTTCTTGATCAAGGGTTTGTTGGTATTGGTGCACAGGAAAGAAGATCTATGACTTTTTATATAACCAAATTAGGAATACAAAAATTGAAGGAGGAAAAGGAAGATGAAGAATAAGATCGGGTTTATTGCCATCGGACAAGCTGGGGGCAATATTGGAAGATTACTTGAGGAGAAGGGATATAGTGTATTGTTTATAAATACATCGGAGGAAGATTTATCTACCCTTCAGGATGTCAAGTATAGATATCATATACCTGGTGGCGAGGGGTGCAATAAGGATAGAAGTAAAGCTAAAAAGCTTGTTGTCGACAACTATGAGAACTTGAGCAAAGAGATTGATGAGAAGATTAACAGAGACATGCTCTTTGTAATATTTTCATCCGGTGGTGGTACCGGATCCGGTATTGGCCCAATGCTGGTTGATCTACTGTGTGATGATAATAAAACTGTCGGAGCAATTACCGTGTTGCCGGCTCAGTCAGAAAGTCTTAAATCACATATCAACTCATATGAGTGCTTCTGTGAGCTTACTGATATCTCCGGTATGGCATGCACTTTCATTCTAGATAATGACAAGGGTGCTGATAAGATAAAGCTTAATTCTATCTTTGTGAATATGCTTACCAGATTCCTTGATATTCCCGACAAGTACAAGTCGGTAAAGGGGAATATTGATAAGGCTGAGGTAACTGAGACTTTGAAAAGTCATGGTATGGCTATTGTTTCTTCACTTGGTGAAGCCAAGGGTTCAGTATCAGCTCTTATTACATCCTTCAGTAAGAATATTTTTGCTCCGATCGAGGATGATCGTGTTATTAAATATATTGCTTTATCTGGTTCTGATGATATCAATATAGCAGAACTTGAGAAAGCGGTTGGTACTCCTATCGATACATTCCGTACATACAGCGATTCATCAACACTATGTCTTCTTGCCGGCTTAAGCTATCCACAAAATAGACTGGATATCATCCGGAAGAAGGTCATGGACAATAAAGAGCTCATCAAGAAGAACCTAAGTGTTCATTCACAGCAGAAAATGAAGAATGATATCAATTTTCTTGATGAACTTAGCAAGCCGGAGAAGGCTGCTAATAACAATTCTGCAAAGGGTAACTCGATAAGGGATAAAATGAGCAAATATCTATAAGGACCGGTGAAAAGATGGCAGAGGTTAAATGGATCCAGATTGTTACGGACATATTCGACAATCGAAAAATCAAACAAATAGAGAGAATGCCTGAAGGTGATGCGATTATTGTCGTATGGTTTAAAATCTTATGCCTAGCTGGAAAATGTAATAAAAATGGAATGATGTTTTTTACGGATGAAATACCATACACCGAAGATATGTTAGCTACAGAATTTGGAATGGAACAACCTCAACGGTTTAATGTCTTAAAGCTTGCCATACGAACATTTGAGCAGTTTAAGATGATTGAAATAATCGATGATATATTCTGTATTTCATCATGGGAAAGGTATCAAAACATTGCAGGGCTTGAAAAAATCAGAGAACAAAATCGCATAAGACAGGCTAGATTTAAAGGAAATAAAAAGCAATTACCAGATAACGTTAATAGTAACGTTACTGATAACGCTCAAGTAACGCATGGTAACGCAACAGATATAGATAAAGAAATAGATATAAATATATATAATAAAAACATTGTGCAATCGGATTGCACTTCTCATCCTTCCAAAGCATCGAAAGCTGATATTGATTTGCTGTTTGATACTCTTTGGAAACTTTATCCGAACAAGAAGGGTAAAGGTCAAGTATCGGATGCAAGAAAAAAGAAACTCTATGAAATCGGTGTTGATGAACTTACCAGAGCAATAGAGAGATATCAATCTGAGCTTGCTAAGGACAGTTGGAGGGTTGCTCAGAACGGTTCAACATTCTTTAACTCTGGCTATGTTGATTATCTGGATGCTAATTATTCACCAAGTAAACAGACGAATATTCAACCCACTGCTAATAAAGCGGTAAGTCAGAATAAGTTCAACCAGTTTCCTCAGAGACATTATTCTGATCAGGATTATGCAGACCTTGAGAAGAAGTTGCTTAACAAAGGATTATAAGAGCCTAAGGAGGATAATTAATTATGGCAAATGATAATAGCATGGTAAACGTTGGTTTAATAAATCGTGATAATTCAGTTAGTATTTCCAAGGAGCTTGCTCCAGAGGTTAAGTTGGCAAGTATCAATAGCAGTGTAGTGCCTTTATTCCCTACGAAAAACGGATATGAGTATTTTGTATTCCGCACACGGAGGTAACAATGAATTATGACAATCTGTTAGTAGATGGATTTGCCGGAGGCGGAGGTGCGTCAACCGGAATAGAAATTGCATTAGGTCGACAAGTAGACATAGCAATTAATCATGATCCTGATGCGATACTAATGCACAAGACTAATCATCCAGACACAATACATCTTCAGGAAAGTATTTGGGATGTAAAGCCTTTAGAAGCGACAAAAGGAAGGCATGTAGGATTACTCTGGATGTCACCTGATTGCAAGCATTTTAGCAAGGCAAAAGGTGGAAAGCCAAAGGATAAAAACATCAGAGCGTTGCCTTGGGCGATTGTCATGTGGGCAAAGGAAGTTAGACCAGATGTTATTATAGCTGAGAATGTTGAAGAAATTCAGACATGGGGTCCACTTGATAAAGACGGATATCCAATACCGGAGAAGAAGGGGCAGACATTCAATCTGTTCATAGAAAATCTTCGAAGACTAGGGTATGAAGTACAGTGGAGAGAATTGATAGCTGCTGACTATGGAGCCCCAACTACCAGAAAAAGGTGGTATATGATCGCTAGATGTGATGGAAAGCCTATTGTATGGCCTGAGCCAACTCATTCAAAAACCGGTAAAAACGGATTAGAGAAATGGGTACCGGTTTCAACATGCTTAGACTTTAACGATTTAGGACAATCCATATTCGGTCGAAAGAAACCACTCGCAGAAAATACGATGAAAAGAATTGCCAGAGGTATTGATAAATTCGTATTCAATAATCCAGAACCTTTCATCGTACCAATAGGTTACGGTGAAAGAGAAGGTCAGAGTCCAAGAGTAAACAGCATCAATGATCCGGTCGGAACTATAGTATCAAGTGGAAAACATTATCTTTGTACTCCGGTAATGGCACAAATCGGGCAAACGGGATTCTCGGAGGATAGATCAAGAAGTTTGGAGCAGCCTTTAAGCACAATAGTGACAAAACAAGAACATTGTCTTGTATCTCCTATACTCATTCAGTATCATTCCGAGACAGCGCACGATCATGTAAGAGGACAGTCAGTGGAAGAGCCTATTATGACGATTGATGCCTCTCCAAGATATGCAATAGCAAGTTCATTCCTCACTAAGTTCTATAAGACCGGAATAGGTCAAGTAGTGACGGAGCCTCTTCATACTATCACAACTTCGCCTGGACATTTCGGTGAGGTAAAAATCCTAATGGTTGAGAGGGAAGATGTTAGAAGTGAATTCCGTGAAAAATGTAACCAGGTAACATCATTCATAATTGAGTACTATGGACAAGGCGGTGCACATTCGATTGATGAACCATTACATACAGTTGTCACAAAGGACAGGTTCGCATTAGTTACAATACACGGAATTGATTATATCATCTGTGACATCACATTAAGAATGTTGAGTCCGAGAGAGTTATATAAGGCGCAAGGCTTCCCGGATGATTATATTATCGATCACGATTATACCGGTAAAGCTTACCCAATAGCAAAACAGGTAGCACGATGCGGAAATAGCGTGGTACCAATAGTTGCAAAATCTTTGGTAGAAGTAAATTGCAGTTATCTTAAGGTCGGAGAGCGTATTGGAAATATGCAAATTGATGATAGTAAGCAGCAACTGAGATTCGCATAGTTATTTATGTTTGAAAACGCAGTAAGCGATTCAATAAAAATCATGGAAAGGAGAATATTCATGGGTTCAAGAACAAAACTGGACTTAAACAAGTTCGCCGGTGGTGTCCTGCAGGAGAAGTTCAATGGAGCATTAACAGAAGTAATTAAGAATATGCAGGATCCTAACACAAGTTTTAAAAACAAGAGAGGTATCACAATCTCAATCGGATTTACTCAGAACGAGCAGAGAGATGATGCAAAGATCTCTGTTTCTGTTACCACTAAAACCTCACCTGTGCTTCCGATCGAGACAGCTCTTTACATGGGCAAGGATTTAGATACCGGAGATATTGAGATCAGAGAGTACGGCAAGCAGGTAGCCGGGCAAATGACATTTAGTGATATTCAGGAACCTGAGAAAGATGAACCAGTAGAACAGCCATCTAAGGTTAGAAACCTTAGAGAAGTTAAAGCAAATTAAGAAGGGAGATCAACCATGATCAAAGAAGCATTAGAGTATATCGTAGGATTAAAGCAGCCTAGACAGGAAGTAATTAATGGAGAAGTGTTTGCTAGCAAAAGAGACGATCTTTACCGTGTTGACACAAATTTGAGAGCTGAGACTCTGGAAATGTCTACATTAACCAGCCTTGTTGATTACATAAAGTCAGACCTTGATAAGATTTCCGAATATCAAGGTAAAATGATTGTACATGTTGTATCACCAACAAGGGTAAGATTGTTATCCTTTTTGGACAGCGACAGTAAGAGAGAAAACCTTATTGAGGTAAATGCTAACTTACCTAAAATTCGTTTCAATGAATTTGTTGATCAGGAGTCCTTTATCATCATGATACAGTCGATGTTCGTGAATAACGAGGACAAGGCAATTGTTCTCCAGGTAGCCGGTAATGTTGAAGATGGTACGATTGCAAACTATAAGGATGATGGGGTTACACAAAAGGCGACCATTAAGACAGGCCTTGCTAGCAAGGATGATGTAGTAGTTCCAAATCCGGTTAGGCTGAAGCCATATAGAACATTTCATGAGATTGAGCAGCCCGAATGTAGCTTTGTGTTCCGAATGAACAACGGCAGAGGAGTCACATGCGCTCTCTATGAAGCCGATGGAGGAGCATGGAAGAATGAGACCATGGATGAGATTGCAGCTTATTTGAAAGAAGAGCTTAAGGACAACGAGCAAATCATTGTATTATCTTAAATCAACTTTAATACTTTAGTACTACTCCTTTTCCTTATCCGAGTAATATAGCATATCACACAATCAGGCGGTGCATAACCGCCTGATATATAAAATTAATCAGGTATATCAAAAAGGCGGTGTTAGTAATGAGTGTTGAAACTGGAGTACAGATTGTCGCATCTATCAGCTTTTCAGCTGTAGCCTATGGTGACATTGAAAATGCAATGAGGGAAGGAAATAAAGAACTGGCTAAACAGTTAGCATTTGAGATTATTATCGATAGATTAAATTGCGGTTACACAGCAGATATCAAAGTCGATGCTGTGGAAGTGAATTTTGTTGATACATAAAAAGAAAAAGGGCTATTACAGCCCCCCCTCTTGGTAATTACTACCTCGCATTAGTAATTATATCATAAACAAAATGGAGTTTTCAAGGAGGGAATTTATATGTCTGCAACTTTAACTAATATATATCAAGATGGGAAAATATTTAAAGAAATTGATCTTCAGATTATGATTCGCAAGGATAAAATCAAAACTCATGAGATATCAATCGAGAAATCATATAAGTTAGCAGGTGTCAATGGTCCTAGAGGAATGAAAGGGCTTGGTCTTGATTATTCTAGAGTTACCTCATCAACTCCGACTGCTCATATCGGGCTTGAAGATGCTCTGAGGTTGATTGAGAGAGATAAGGTAAAAATTCTCTTATATGAGGCTGAGATCAGTGAATTGCGAAACAGGAAGAGAAATATTGTGAAAATACATAAATCGCTTGATGGTTTAGAGAAGCAGACATTCTGGTACCGAGTGATAATGATGAACACTCAGGAAGAGGCAGCCGATAAGATCGGAGTCTCTAGGAGACATCTTCAGAGGATTGAAAAGCTAATGAGAGAATCCTCAATTGCTTTTGAATTTTCGAATGCGGAAAGTAATTAGTAGCAAACTGGACCTATCCTATATGCCATTGATGCCTGGTAACATCATAAACAAGTATAATGTTATTTCTGAGGCCGTAGGCATTATAAGAACACTCAAAGGTCATGATGTAGTTAGACTCTTTACGCATATAGGATGAATTTACCTTGAATGTAAATTTTTCAGAACGATCATCCTCAATCCGAAAGAAATCAACTCTCATTTTACCTTCAGTATTCGTAGTAGCAATCACTTCCACTGAATGTCCGGAAGGATGCTTTATAGATGGCCGATGATCAGGCTGTAAGAATGGCATAGGAAACCTCGCTAAAAGTAAGTAATTTGTAACTTGATTATAGAACAATTGTTCGAAAAACGCAAGAAGGGAGAAAGAGTAATATATGGCATTAACAGTGGAAGAAATCAGACAGCAAGTAATTAGTAAATATCATGAAGGACAAGAAATTACACTATGGCTTAATGAAGGTGAAAGAGGTGAACCGAAGCCGGTTAAGCTAAAGATACTCACATTTAATCCGAATGGAGTATTAATGGAGCGAAGGGGAATCAAGCATACTTTTTCGTATTGGGAGGTCAAAACATTGTCTTCTAAGCCCACCAAGAACAAGGATGTTGTTATTCCTGATATTATTAAACATACTGGAAGACCGAGAAGTTATAAAGTGGATCATGCATATTGATATTAAAACTGAGGTTTAGAGGGGGTTTATTATGGTTGCATATAATGTATCGAAATATTCAAATTTATCGGATACCGAGAAAATAGAGCGTATAAAAAGCTATGATACTGCTGATCTGCTAAAGGTTATTAGAAGTTTTGAAGAAAGTCCAAGAGATTATTCACCGGATATAATTAAATTAATAAGTAGTCGGCTTTATGAGAAAGGAATTATATTGATGTATTGATGTGAAATAAGATTTACCTCACTAAGGAGGTGTGAAATTGGATTTAGAACATAAGGCTATTGAACGGTTAAAAATGGCAAGTGTGATGTCATTAAAATATTATGGTCAACCTCTATTAGTTACATATTCCGGAGGTAAAGATAGTGATGTTTCTTTGGAATTAACAATAAGGAGTGGTATTCCGTTTGAAGTCCAGAATAGCCATACAACCGCAGATGCACCAGATACTGTTAGGCACATTAAAAGGAAGTTCTATGAACTTGAGTTGAAAGGTATTAAGTGTACGATTACAAAACCCTCATACCAAGGCAATCGGGTTTCCATGTGGTCGCTTATTCCATTAAAGCTAATGCCACCAACTAGAATAGTCAGGTACTGCTGTCAAGTCCTCAAAGAGGGAGCTGGAGACGGTAGAATGATTACAACCGGTGTTCGATGGGATGAAAGCAGTCAAAGGGCTACTAGGGGAGATATGGAGATTATAGGCTCTACTAAGAAAAATAAAATCATTCTGACTAACGATAATGACGTCCAAAGAAGATTTTTTGAGAAATGCGAACTTAGAGCAAAATCAGTATGCAATCCTATCATAGAATGGACAAATTCCGATGTATGGGACTTTATTCACTCAGAAAAAGTCATATGCAATCCGCTTTATTGTATGGGCTTTGACCGTGTTGGCTGTATTGGCTGTCCTATGGCTTCCAAGAAAAGATATTTTGAATTTTCTATTTATCCAAAATACAGAAATCTTTATATTCATGCATTTGACAGAATGATACAAGAGCGATTAAGAAGGGGTCTTGAGACTCAATGGAAATATGGAGAAGAAGTATTTCAGTGGTGGATGAATGAGGATCCTTATCAAATAGAATTGGATTTAGAATTAATCAGTTAAGAAGGAATTAAGATTTACCTAAAGAAAGAAGGTGAGCTGTGAAAATAGGCTTAATTGATGTAGATGGTCATAATTATCCAAATCTTCCACTTATGAAATTAAGCGCCTGGCATAAATCGATTGGTGATCGTGTCCAGTGGTACACACCTTTTGATGGCTTGATAGAAGAATACGATATAGTCTACATGTCAAAGGTTTTTAGCTTCACTGCGGACTATACAGATCCGGTATATGCAAAGGAAGTCAAGAAAGGTGGATCGGGTTACTGCATAGATTTGGTGAATGGTAAAGAGGAATACATTAAGGATAGAGACATTGACCTTTCATATGAGATAGAGCATGTTTATCCCGACTATTCGCTTTATACGGAAATGACAAGAGATACCGCATATGGCTTTTTAACCAGAGGTTGTCCGAGAGGCTGTGAATTCTGCCACGTAGGATGCAAAGAGGGTAAGAAAAGTTATAAGGTTGCTGATCTTTCGGAATTCTGGAGAGGGCAAAACGGCATTGTATTGTGTGATCCTAATATTCTTGCTTATCCAGGACACTTGGAATTGCTTCAACAGCTTGCAGATAGCAAGGCAAAGGTGAATTTCAATCAAGGATTAGATATAAGATTTATAAATGATAAAAACCTTGAATTGATAAAACAGATCAGACTTGACGGAATACACTTTGCTTATGATCGCTACGAGGATAAGCATATTATTGAGCCGAAGATGCGAGCATTCAAGGAAGCAACCGGGTACGATAAGGACAAAGGAAGGGTAATGGTTTATATCCTTACTAACTTCAACACATCTATAGATCAGGATATTGAGCGAATACAGTTCTGCAGATCATTAAGGTTTTCGCCTTATCCCATGATCTATGACAAGGAACATTGCAAGCCAATATATAAGAAAATCCAAAGATGGTGTAATAATTTTATATTCTGGAATACACCAACTTTTGAGGATTATGTTGGTTAGGTAAACTGAAATTTAGTTGAACCAAGTAGGAGGTACCATGATAAATGCAAGAAATGTATCAGGATGGTCATTAAGCCCAAGTATTTTATTAGGACAATCTCCAAAGATCACATATAAGTGTGGATCATGTGGACATGTGAATAGCACAAGAATATCAATGGAGGCTATTAAGCGTAAAAAATCATATGTAGTATGTGCGAAATGTGGAGAGGTTAATGATACAAAGCTAAGATACAATTAGACATAATTTGGCTGATAAGCGGAAAGGAAAATATCATGAATACAGTTCAACAATACATAGTTGAAAGAGTCATCGAAGAAAGAAATCACCAAGATGCTAAATGGGGCGAGCAAAATCATCATGCGGACAAATGGGGAATGATAATCGCTGAAGAATTTGGTGAGATGTGCCAGCAAATTAATGAGTTTGGTTTTCATCCAAGTATGGTAACTGAGGATAAAATCATTGATGAGGCTGTTCAGACAATTGCTTCATGTATGGCAATGATTGAATGTATACTGCGAAGCCGTGGATTAATTTGATTTGTCAAGAATGGAGATAAAGCCGTGAATGAACCGAAAATTGTAACAATAGGATATGGGGGACAAGGTAGAACATTAGCTGAAACCATATTGTCAAAGGCAATCCAAAATAGTGAAGAAATGAAATTATTACAATCCTATCTCGATACCAAATTAACACCAGAAGAAATAATTAAACAGCAAAAAAGCATGGATTTAAAAAGTAATTGCTTTAATCAAATCAAAGCAAAATTTGAGCAATTACTAAAAATGTACGAAGCGGGATGCGATGGTTATGTTGGATTATGGAGAGAACTGATTGAATATCAAGAAGCAGAGGAACATGGATTATTGATTAAGCTACCGTGTAAGGTGGGAGATGAGATTTATGAGGCAAATATACCTAGAAAGATTATTTCAACCTATAAAGTGACATCGATCGTTATCATGACAGGAAGTAGAAATTATGGGTGGGAACTTTTAGATGGTATATACAGTAATATCAATGGATTTAATGAATATGCACTAGGGCGTTCAGTATTTCTAACAAGAGAAGAAGCCGAGAAAGTCTTGAAGGGCGGTGTAAAAAATTGATAAATCATTACATAAAAGAAAATGATAATGGTGTAATATCATTTAATATTCTCAGGATAGAACATAATAAGCAAAAGATATGCTCTTGTATTAATCCATCGTATGAAATTGATGAGATCAATCGGATTGTTGTCTGCACAGGATGTGGAGCTGTGGTGGATCCATTGGATGCACTGCTGGCAGTGGCTCAGAGAATGGACCAATATTCTGACTATCAGAATAAAGCAATAGCACAGATTAAGACATTCAATGAATTGGCTGACAAAGCTATAAAGAAAAAATGTAAGAATTCCGCTTTTAAGGACATGGAAAAGCACTATTTGGTTGATAATTGCTATCCTCATTGTCCTAAGTGTGGAGAACAAATAGACCCTTCAGAAATTAACAGGTGGTCAAGAAAGATTTAAAAAATAAATTTTTATTTGATGATAAAAATCATATATTTTTCCTGTATAAAATTCTTTTAATTATGTGGTTCAAAGCCATGAAAAATAAGAATTTATACATTTCGAGTATATTACCTTTTATGTCGCATTTTATGTCGCTTTTCATGTCGCTTTTTATGTCGTTGTTTTTGGTGATTTCATGTGATATAATCATATCAGTGAAAAGTATATTTTGACAGGGCTATATTTCAATCATGAGGTTGAAGCATAGTCCTGTTTTGTTTATGTTGAGGCGGTGATGATATGAATACAGTGGAACCTATAAGAGATATGAATCTAGTACTTGATATTGCAGACTATCTGAGAGTAAGAAATGAGCGTGATTATGTGATGTTCATGTTCGGTATCTATTCAGGTCTTAGAATTTCAGATATCTTATTGTTCAGGGTTAGAGATGTGAGGGATAAAGACTCTATCTGGATCCGTGAGATGAAGACAAATAAGGAAAAAAGGTTTGCTATAAATAATGAGCTCAAGCATATTATCCGTGACTATATATCTGATAAAAAAGATTACGAATATCTCTTCAAATCCAAGAAAGGGAAAAACAGTCCGATTTCAAGACAACAGGCCTACAATGTTATTAATGGAGCTGCCAATACATTTGGGCTAGAGTCTATTGGTACCCATACCCTTAGAAAGACATTTGGTTATCATTCTTATCAGCAAAATAAAGATGCAGTCACTCTGATGAAGATATTTAATCATTCGGACATATCTGTTACATTGAGATATATTGGTATTAATCAGGATACGATGGATGCTGTTATTAAAAAATTGTCGTTCAAGCCGGGTAGAAAAACGGAATGATTATTCTTTTATGCGTTCTATTTGACATAATGAGTAAATGTAAAATGATATTGGATTAATTTTTTCGGACTTAATAGAAGAAAAGGCTCTAAATCATATTTGACACAATTATAAGATATGTCAAATATAAAGCTATATTTTCTATGACTAAATATTCAATCTTAAACCGACAAACTATTGCCAACATATGTAAAATATGATACCCTCTCTTTAAGGGAGGCGATAATATGAATAGAGATTTTTATGAAATAAAATTAATGCTGGCAATCGATATTTTATGTGAAGGTTCAAAGAAGGTTGATAATCTCAAGTGTCAATATAGTAATGGTGTATTTAGCATGGAGTTCAACAATGGAAATGAAAAAAGATCAGTACAGTATACATTTGATGAACTGAAAAGCTCCATAGATCTTTCCAGTGGAGATGCGTACAAAATTAAGGATGAGATTATAACGTTCGCCGGTAGTAATTTAAGATCTGAATATATCGAAGAGAAATCTTCTGAAATAGCAGATAAGTTGAACTTAGCAAAGAAACTTTTAGAAAGTCTTGGAGATTAATATTATTTATAATAAGCATCCTTCGGGGTGCTTTTATAATACAAAAATTTATCTATCAATATAGAAAATAAGAGAGGAGGGGAATAAATGAATATACTATTCGATCCGTTATTTGGTATCAGTTTTACGAGTCTGATAAGTATAATAGTATTTGGATTAATTAATACCGCTCTGATAACCTATAATATCTCCGCAAATCACATATTTTGCATGCGTATTAAATCCATACATCCAGTCCGAATTAAGCCTGTTAGGATGAAGATATTCAGTGATAATGAAAAACTCGTACAGACTGAATATGATTAGTTCTAACAGGCTTATTAAATATAATACGAATATATGATAAAGCTGCATCGATAAAGGATGTAGCTTTTTTAATGGCATATAGCTCAATGGTTTAGAGCGTCGGCCTTATAAGCCGGTGACCATGGTTCGACTCCGTGTATGCCAATTGTAACAATGATAAATCAATATATATTTTAGGATGGTGAGCCTATGAAGATATACAAAGTGGTCGCAGATAAAAAGCCTAAGAATTGCATCGAGTGTCCATTGCTTGGTAAGCGTGAGTGTGGAGCAGATCATAAGGTACAAGCCACAAGTGGCAGTGCATATCATGAGATATTACCAGATCATAGATGTGTAATAAGAGAATCTGGTACCCAGCATCAATAACACATACATAGCTATCAATTCATAGGTTCTTCCAGAGACCTAAAAAGCCTTGCGGTTCTGTCGAGCCCAAAGTATGGCTAGGGACTAAATTATAAATTTTTAAATTGCCGTTTCCGTTTTTTCGATTGTGAGGTGAATCAGATGGCAGCAGAAACTGAGAAGGTTGACGATATATCAAGAATAACCGTATCAGCCGGGGTGTTAGGTAAGATTATCGGTGTGTCAGACAGAAGAATAAGGCAGTTGGCTGATGAAGGAATACTCACTAAGGTTTCCTCTGGCCGGTATAGCCTGCAGGAGAGTCTTCATAGTTATATTCTTAATCTAAGGGTGGCTAACGATGCTGACAGAGGTCAGAAAGAGTTAGAGGATAAACTAGATTATGCATTAGAAAAGGCTATGCATGAGAGAGTTAAGAGGCATATGTCTGAACTACAGTATGCGCTTATGAAAGGAAACGTTCATAGAGCTGAGGATGTTGAGGCAGTAATGACCAATATGCTTACTAACTTTAAGACGAAGATACTGAACTTACCTTCAAAACTTACACCATTACTTGTCAACCGGAGTGATAAAAAGTATATCCTTGAACTACTTACGGATGAATTTGGTGAAGCCCTTGAGGAGTTAAGTATATATAACGCAAGTGATTTCTATTCGGATGAATATATCGACATAGAAGAAGACGAAGGCAATGAAGATGATGCCTTTGATACTTTTGAGGATGATGAAGAAGATGAATAGCAATAAAGTTACTGCCGAAAGGTACAGAACAATTTCATTATTTCACAATATTGCGAAGATACTTGCACCGCCTCCGAAGCTACTTGTTAGTGATTGGGCTGATCGGTACCGTAAGTTATCTCCTGAAGCATCGGCTGAGCCCGGACAGTGGCACACCGACAGAGCAGAATTCCAAAGAGAGATCATGAACTCAATCAATGATCCATTAATACAGGACATTGTTATTAAATCTTCCGCTCAGGTGGGTAAAACAGAAGTTGTACTAAACATCTGTGGATATTTTATGGATTATGAACCTGCTTCAATCATGGTTATTCAACCAACCATTGAAATGGGTGAGACCTTCAGTAAGGACCGACTGGCTCCTATGATAAGAGACACCGATGTTCTTAAGGCTAAAGTGAAAGAGCCAAGGACAAAGGATTCAGATAATACAATACTTCATAAGAAGTTCCCGGGTGGACATATCACAATAGCCGGTGCAAATTCTCCGGCTAGTTTAGCTTCTAGACCTATACGTATCTTACTTTGTGATGAGATTGATAGATACCCGGCTAGTGCCGGTTCCGAAGGTGATCCGGTTAAGCTTGGAGAAAAGAGAACAACAACCTTCTGGAACCGCAAGAGAGTGAAAGTATCCACTCCTACTATTGCAGGGTTTTCGAAAATTGATAAAGAATACATGCTTGGTACGCAAGAGGAATGGAATGTGCAATGTCCATCCTGTGGTAAATATCAACCTTATGTATTTAAGCGGATAGAGTTTGAGTCCGTAGAAATGAAATGTTTGTATTGTACCGAAGGCTTCCCTGAAAGAGAATGGAAAGCACAACCTCATAAATGGATTGCTGCGAATCCAAATGCCAAACGTATCAGATCATTTCATCTTAACGAGTTATGTTCACCATGGAAGACATGGGAAGAGATAATAGAAGACTTTAAAAATGCCAATGATGATTTTAAGAAAACAGGTTCCACAGAATCTCTTAAGGTATTCATCAATACTTCTCTAGGTGAGACATGGGAAGAGAAGGGAGAGGGTGGAGCTGATGAAAATGACCTACTCAAAAGAAGAGAAGTATATACAGCTGATATCCCAGATGGAGTTCTACTATTAACAGCTGGAGTCGATGTTCAGGATAACCGGCTTGAAGTTGAGATAGTTGGATGGGGAAGGGATTATGAGAGTTGGGGACTATATAAGAAAGTAATTAATAAGGATCCTCAGCTTGAGACCACATGGTTAGAGCTTGAAGAGCTTTATGATACTGAGATGTATTTCCATAATAGATCAGGGCTAATGATAGCTGCCATGTGTATTGATACTGGTGGACATCATACAAACATGGTATATAAGTTTGTTAAGGCAATGGCTAAGAAAAGTAAAAACATCTATGGTATAAAAGGATATTCTAATACACCTGGTATTCCTTTAATATATAAGAAATCCAAGGTTGATATCAAAAACATTAGGGGTGCTGTCATTGATCATACGGATATTTGGATACTAGGAGTCGATGCTGGTAAGGAAGATGTAGTTGCAAGATTAAAGATTGTCGAACCTGGTCCGGGGTATTGCCATTTCCCGAGCAATAGAGATAGGGGATATGATCAGACATATATGCAGGGCATAACTTCAGAAGAAAAAGTTCAGAAGCTTGTAAAAAATAAGATGAAAATCGTCTGGGTTAAGAAAGCTGGAGTTAGAAACGAACCTCTAGACTTAAGAAATTACGCTTATGCAGCAGTGGAAATTCTCAATCCAAATTGGGCTAACCTAGAGAAAAAGGTTGAGAATGGTATCAACTATATGAAAAGATCATCTACTCCGGCTAAAAAACGTGTATCTGGAGTTAGAAATAAAGGAATCGAGGTATAAATCATGAATAGTTCAGATAAAATTAGGCTTGATACGTATAAGACTCGCATAGCGCAATATTATGCGGCTGAGGAGAAGATATTAGAGGGGCAAGCCTACTCAATCGGTTCGAGAAGCATGACCAGAGCTAATCTGGCAGAGGTAAGAGCAGCAATAAAGGAATTGGAAGGGAAAATAAAAGCTCTCGAGACCAGAGGAACAACGAAAAGAAAAGTCGCAAGAGTTATTCCAAGAGACTTCTAGGAGGATGAGAAATGAACTTAATAGATAATGTTTATATGCAACTGAATCCTGAGAAAGCCCTTAAAAGAGAAGTGGCACGTCAGAGAGTTAATATGCTCCGAAGCCTGTCAAGTCCAGATGTAAGGAACAGTGGCTATGATGAGGGAGGAGCAAGTCGAAGAAAGAATAGTATGAAAGGTTGGAATGCACGAAGCTCATCTCCTCAGAAAGATATTGATCTTAATCTGAACTTACTCAGGCAGAGATCAAGAAGTTTATTTATGACGGCTCCTATAGCCACATCTGCTATTAAGACTAACCGCACCAATGTTATAGGATCCGGTTTGGTTTTGAAATCAAGAATTGATTATGAAGTATTAGGAATAACACATGAAGCAGCTGATCAACTTGAGAAGAAGATTGAAAAAGAATGGGCTTTGTGGTCTGAGTCAAAGTTCTGTGACAATAATCAGCAACACAATTTTCTGGAACTTCAGCAGATTGCAATTATATCTTGGTTCATGAACGGTGACTGTTTTGGGCTTATGAAATATAAAGACAAAACGAAATACATGCCATATCAGTTAAGAGTTAAGCTGATAGAAGGTGATAAGGTATCTACACCGGATTCCTATGGCGACAATATTGACCTATCTTTTAAATCAAAGAATGGTAATCGGATTATCAATGGAATTGAGATTGATCCAGAAGGAGCAGTAGTTGCTTACTATATTGCGAATGCTTATTCAGATGATTATGAGACTGAGAAGAAATGGCAAAGGGTTATTGCATATGGTGAACTGACAGGAAATCCAAACATTGTACACATCTTTGAAGCCGAGAGGTGCGAGCAATACCGTGGAGTTCCGTACTTAGCTCCGGTTATAGAGTCGCTTAAGCAATTAACAAGATATACAGAAGCCGAGATTATGGCAGCAGTTATTAATGGTTTATTTTCTGTATTTATAAAAACACAGGATGGAGAAGAAGTCGATTTTAATGGTGTTGATGAAGATGGTGGTAAAGCTGATGGTGAGAATGCACCCTCTTATGAACTAGGTAATGGATTAATCAATTACCTTCAGCCGGGAGAAAGCATAGAGATTGCTGATGCAAAAAGACCGAATGTAAATTTTGATGGATTTGTATCCTCTATGACGAAGTATATTGGCGCAGCTCTAGAAATTCCTGTTGAATTATTGACTAAGAATTTTACTGCTTCATATTCTGCTTCAAGAGCAGCATTACTCGAAGCATGGAAAGCTTTCCGAATGAGAAGAACATGGTTTGCTAATGATTTTTGTCAACCAATATTTGAATTGTGGTTATCTGAAGCGGTTAGTAAAGGAAGAATTAATGCCCCAGGTTTTTTCAATGATCCGATCATAAAAAAAGCTTATTGTCGTGCTGAATGGAATGGTCCGGCGCAAGGACAACTTAATCCGACTGTTGAAGTAGAAGCTGCAAAGCTGAAGGTTGAGAATGGTTTCTCCACAAGAGAAAAGGAAACCATTGAGATGAATGGTGGTAATTTCGATAGCAATGTAGAGCAACTGCTATTAGAAAATCAGAAAATGAATAAGATAAATATGAACGGAGAAGGAGGTAAATAAATTTGGCTAAAAAAATCAATGTAAAAGGCAATATCGTTGGTAACGGCGATAAGTGGATTTACAATTGGCTTGGTATCGAGGCTACATCTCCTAAAGATGTTACTCAGATACTGGATGAAGTAAGTGGTACCGAGGAAATCATTATAGAAATCAATAGCGGTGGAGGAAGTGTTGTTGCTGCACACGAAATTTATACAGCATTAGTATCATATACTGGAGATTTTGAGATACATGTTGTTGGATTAGCTGGAAGTGCTGCTTCTGAGATACTCGTTGCAGGTAAAAGCAAGATATCGCCAGTTGGTCTTGTTATGATACATAATTGCTCCACAAACTATGTTAGTGGTGATTATCGAGACATGGATAGTGCATCAAGAATGCTTCAGACAGTAAACAAAAGCATTCGTAATGCATATAAGGCAAAAACGAAGTTGTCTGATGATGAATTAAAGGTACTAATGGATCAGGAAACATGGCTTAGTGCTGAAGAAGCTGTTGAGCGAGGTTTTGTTGATGCGGTTATGTTTGCTGAGGAAGAGGATGAGGATCCCGATGACAATAAGATTACTAACCGTATTATGAATAATCGACAGGTTGCAATTTATAACTCAACAGGAAGTATTAATTCAGATGTAATTGATAGACTTAAATGTCTTATCAAGCAAGAGGAAATTAATAATTTAATACCTGAAAATAATGAGCCTACTATTCATCCAACCATAGATGAACAGCAGGCTCATATTTTAGATAATAACAATCCAAAAGGAGGAAACAACATGACATTAGACGAGTTATTTAAAGAGCATCCTGAGGTAAAGGATGAAGTGGAAACTCTAAAGGTCACTGCTAAGCAGGAAGGAGTAACAGAAGAAAGGGGCAGGTTACAGGCTATTGATAATATAGCTGCATCCGTTCCCAAGGATATGCTGGATAAGGCTAAGTATACAGAGGTAATGAATGCTTCTGAATTGGCTTTAAAGCTTGTATCTGAGACAGCAGCAAGTGGTCAAAACTACTTTGCCAGCGCATTGAAAGATAGTGTTGCTTCTGGTGCGGATGGTGTTCAAACACCCCCGGCTGATGCTGAAGCCGATGCTGAGGATGCATTAATCAATTTTGCTGTGAAGGCAGCAAACGCAAAGAGAAAGGAGCGTAAGTAATTATGGAATTAATGAATAAGCCTAGTTATGAAGTGACACCCGATAAACTGATCATTGATTTCAGACATCCGTTAGATATAAAGACGGTTCAATTGGCAGCTAATCAGGGAACGGTAAAAAGAGGTACCGTTATTTCAATCGTAGACCCAACACATGATTATGTGGTTTACGGCTCTGTTCTTGCAGAGGGTCAGACAGCGAATGCAAATTGCATTATAGCTGATGATGTGGATACCACATCAACGGAGGCTAAAGTTACTGTTGTTGTTTACATTTCCGGTAACTTCAATAAGAATGAACTCATCATAAAAGATGGCAGTACACTGGATGCTACGAACATTGAGCATCTAAGAAATGCCGGAATTTATGTATCTAGTTCAATTTAATTTAAGGAGGATATGAATATGCCTATTTATGATACAAGATCATTAATCAAGACAGCAAAGAAAATCTACCCGGTGCTTAACTGGTTCCGTAACCGTTACTTCCCTACCACTGATCAGGATATGTTCCCAACGAATAAAGTCCTGATTGAATATAAGGAAGGCAATCGGAAGATGGCTCCTTTTGTTATTCCACGTAAGGGTGGAATTACGATGGATAGAGAAGGATATACTGCACAGGAATTTGAACCTCCGTACATTGCTCCACAGAGACCACTTACTATTGATGATCTCAATAAGAAAGGGTTCGGAGAGGATCTGTTTTCCGAAATGACACCGGAGCAGAGACAGGCACAGGTGCTTGGCGAAGATCTCGCTGATTTAAGTGCTATGATTGATCGTAGAGAAGAGTGGATGTGTGGAGAGGTAATCTTCAAAGGCGAGGTTATCATGAAGCACTATGCAGAGGCCTATGGAGTTGGAACACCTGTAGAAAAGGTTCTTCGTTATTATGACACTGCTGAAGGTTTCCAGAATATCTATACTCCTCAGGTGTTGTGGGATGGGGTTAGCCCGAAAATTTACAATGATCTTGATGCTATGGTTTCAGTTTTGACCTCTGCTGGATGCCAAGTAACTGATTTGAATATGGCATCAGATGTATATTCCGTATTCATTAATGATCCCGGTGTTCAGAAGTTACTGGATAACAGATCAATGAATATAGGTAACATAACACCTGTTGAGACTCCCGAAGGTGTAGCACATGTAGGAAATATCATTGTAAGAGGTAAGAAGCTTGACATTTTCGTTTATGATGAGACTCTTGAAGACGAAGAAGGCAATATTGTACCGTTCATGCCTTCAGGGAAGCTCTTCTTAGCAGCACCCGGCATGGGAAGACTCCTATATGGTGCGATCACTCAGATTGAGCAAGAAGACAATCAATTCCATACATACCGTGGAAAGAGAATCCCGAAATATCTTGCAGATGCAAAGCATGAAGTAAGAGAAATCAGAGTTTCTTCAGCTCCGGTACCGGTTCCTAATGACAAGAGAGGCTGGGTTGTAGCCGATGTATTAAACTAGGAGGTAACATTTTATGATTAAATTAGTTAGAGGACGCTTCGGACCTAAGTTATTAGGTCCGGGCTCTATTCTTAATCTGGATAAATCCACTGAACAGAGATTGGTAAGCAGTAAGGTTGCAGTATTTGTTGGTGAAGATGATTCGGAAGACCATAACGCAGATAGTGAACCAGGAATTAAAACAGCTGACCAGATCAAGAAAATAAGGTCTAAAAAAGGACTTGTTGATTATGCAGCGAGCATAGGTCTTCATACCTTAGATGAAGCCTCCTCCAAAGAGTCATTAATCGATGCTATCATCAATTACCAGGAAGAACATTTAGGCGAGGAGTAGATTTTATGAGCTTTAAGGATTCAGCAATCAATGATTTAAATATTTTCTTTAATACAGATGAATTCGCAGAAGAATGCACATGGAATAAGCTGAGCATTAAAGCTATTATCGATGATGATTCACTCATTAGAAAATATTCTGCTGAATTCTCCTCATTATCTCAGGGATCTCATCTGATATATGTTACAGAAAGTCAGTTTGTTAAGATACCATATGTAAGTGAAGTTGTTGTATTCAACAATAACACCTATACAATTGATGAGATTAAGCGTGAGCTTGGTATGTTAGTCATTTTTCTGGATTGTGGGCGTGGTTAAATGGTAAAAATCAATACGAAGATAGACACTCCTTTCTTTGATCAGCTTAAAACGGTATCAACTCTAGGAGGTAAGAAAGCTATGAGTATGGCAATTAATGACTCCTTGAAGACTGGTAAGACAGCTCTTAAGAGAGAAATTTCCCAAAAATATAATATTAAGCAGTCGGATGTTGATAAGAACTCCAAAGTAGTAAGATCATCGATTGCCAAGGTTAATGATGGGAAAATTGTTGTTGCCAGTAGGCTTCTTACGGTTGGTACCAGTACTCATTTTAGCATTACACCAAAGCAATATGCCTCACAGAAAGGTGTTAAGGTCAGGAAGAGGAAAATTGTTACCGCTACAATTAAGAAGCAACAGAAAAAGCAAGTCAAAGGTGCATTCATAGCTAATCCGGCATCTGTCAAAGGTGGAAACACTATGCTATGGCTTCGTATGGGTGGGAAAAACAGAGGAATAAAACCGCTTAAGACCATATCTATACCGCAGATGGCATCGAAAAAGGAAGTATATAAGCCGGTTCAAAAGAGTATGGTGGACAAATATAATAATCGCTTTGATCACTATATGAGCAGAAATCTGGATAAGGTGAAAGGAAGTTAATCATGGCATCTACAACATTGAAAATATTACATGAATATCAGGAGTTTATAGAAAAGAAGCTTCAAGATGATGACTATAAGTTAGTTAAGGCTCCTCCTATTGATAAACAGGGTGTGGTAAAACCAGAATTTGTGATACCTCCTGTTATTATTGGATGTCTTCCACATGCTAACTTTTCGTTATATGGAGCAGAGAATATGTTTTTCCAAGCTCCATATATCATGATTGGATTTGATGAGAGTACGATAGGTGATGATGAAACAAGTATTCAACTACTTATTCAAGCATGTTGTTATTCGTCTGCTTCATATGTAACAGATGAAAGCAATGCACTGTATGATCTAGATATTCCGGATAATAAATCCTTTGAGGATTGTGTGAATTTGCTGGAGTGGATTAAGCAGAAACTGTTAGATGAAGCGGTTATAGCTGGATCAGCTATTGAAAAGCCGGTAAGACTGGGAACTTATAATTCAAAGGAATTGACATATCCTTATTCTTTTGGATATTTAAGTTTCCAGGTTAATTCAGTAAGACACGAGATAAACAGAAATAAATTTTATAATTAGGAGGTAAGAAAATGTCAAGAGGTATTAATGCGGTTCAACAAGACAGCGAATTACTTGACCTTGAAAAAGGTTCATTAATTCCTTGTTATATCGGATCAGCTCCATATTGGCAGGTCGACAATCCGAACTGGGCAGATATCAAAGGGAAAGCTTTTGTAATCTCCAGCTTATCAGATGCTAAGGCTAAGATAGGCTTTTATAAACCTTCATCAGGTAAGTGGAATAAGGAATTCTCACTAGATGAGGCGGTATATGCTCACTTTGGTAATAAGAATAATGCTGTCGGACCTATCATAGTCCTTGTGAATGCAGCTTCAATTAGCTTAGCAGTAGAAGCATCTTCAGAAAACGTTGCTATATCTAATGGTGTTGGTTTACTAGATGTTAGTGGTAAAGCAGTACTTAACACGGTTGCAATTGCAGGTAAAACAAAGGGAGTGGATTATACAGCGGTTTACGATGCCAACGGTCAATCTATCTTGATTACGGATATCGGTAATACACTTGGTGGGAGTGCTACTGTTACATACAAGGAAGTAACCGGTTTGGATGAATTGGTAATGGCATCTACAACATTTGATGCAATTGATTACTTCGAGCAGACGATTGGCAATGTACCGGCTGTCTTTGCAGCTCCTTGGTGGGAGGATGAATTTGTTAATGGAATAGCTGGTTCAACTGTAGGTGATAAGCTGAAAGAATTGGCTGAAGGGCAGATTAATGGTCATTGGTATACTCAGGCATATGCTCAATTATCATCAAGTGCAAGAACTGATGTTGCCAGTGAGAAAGCCACGAAGGGTTATGATAGCCCTAAATTAAAAATCTGCTGGCCTTATGTAAGAAAGAATGGTCTAATCTATTCCTTAGTCACTAGATTTATTGTGGCGAAGATGAAGGTTGATATCAGCAATGATAATATTCCCTATGAATCAGCTTCAAATGAGATAATCGACATTGAAGGTCTTTGCGATTCATCCGGTACGATTATTCTTCAGAGTGAAAAGGCTGCAAATTCTTTGAATGAAATTGGTGTGGCGACGTGTAATTTTGCATCCGGCTCCTGGCGCACTTGGGGTGTATGTATGTCTAATTATCTTGAGAGCAACAAGGACAACATTCTTCCTGAGAATTTGAACGATGTTGCTGTACAGATGAGAGATTATGTGTGCAATGACTTCCAGGTAGCTAATTTTGAGCATATTGATAAACCAATTCCAACGAGGAAGGCAAAAGAAATCGTCGATGATTACCAAGTGATTTTGAATACATTGGTGAATGCAGGGGCATTGCTGTTCGGAAGTATTTCGTTTAAGGCTTCTGAAAATCTCATCAGCGCACTTGCCAACGGTGAATTCGTTTTCAATATTGCTGAGACCAACACTCCTCCCGGTAAGAGTATTACAGGAAAAGTGCAATATACTCCAACCGGGCTGGACAGCTATTTTAATGAGGAGGTATAAGGCGAATGAAGCAGTATGCTAATAAGGTTGTCGATCTTTATCCCACGATAAAGAAGAACGGTAAGTATATTGAAATTGAGGATGTAACGAGCTTTTCTACACCGGAGGTTGCGTTTGCAGACGGAGAGGTAGCCGGAGCAGGTATATTGGGTACCGTTAATATCCCGGACATCTATAATATTGATGCAATGGAATCGTCCATCACCGCTAAATCTTTTAGTAATGGTGTGATAGCTGCTATTAATCCAGATGGTATTGATCTAAGACTTAATTGGGCAGTTGATAATGTAAGCGGTTCCGGGGCATCCTCTTTCACTGCCTATACGGCTACCATTAAGGGAAGACCCAAGAACATTCCTGCAGCTGAGGCAACCAAGGGCGAGGGGATGGAGGTCACAGTTAATATTGCTACCAGCTATTATAAGCTTGTAAAAGACGGTCAAGTAATACATGAGATTGATCCTCTGAATAATAAGCTGGTGATCAACGGAGTTGATTATGCAAAGAAATTAAACTCCGCTCTTAATAAATAATACACGATAAAATGGAGGTTAGTTATGAAAGACGATAATGAGTTATTAGAACCGGTAGAGGATGAGAATGATACCACCATAGTTACTGATGATGAGAAGGTATCCGGCATCCTTAAGCTCTCAAAGCCATTCGATGTAAATGGTGAGAAGATCTCTCAGATTGAGTTTGATCTTGACTCGGTAAAGCCAATTCAATATATCAATCTGATCGCTAGATTGAGCAAAAAAGAAGAAATATCCGTTCCTGAACTTAACATTAATGTTCAGATCGGGTATTTTTCTTTAGCTTGTGGGATCCCTGTATCTGATCTTAAGAGAATGCCTAGCACTAAGGATTTCTCTGTTGCATGTTCAAAGGTACGAAGTTTTTTGCTAGGAGCATCGGATACGGAGAACACGGAGGAGTAAATTTTGTTAAGACCGTAGCTGGTACAATCACTATGGACACATCAACCGATTATATGACTGCACTTGATATGCCGATTGGCTTGTTTTTAGATTGCTATAACACATTGGCTATGATATCTGAAAAGCGAGATGAGGAGCTTAAGAGAAGTATTGAAGCAGTCAAAAACAAGAAATAAGGTGGTGTAAATTTGGCTAAAGGAAAAGAACTCAGTACGAATATAACTCTACGTGGTAAAGTTGATCCTAGTCTTAACAAAGCACTCAGTGATACAAAGTCTAAAGCCAGTAATGCTGCAAGGGCAATGAGCAAGAGTCTTTCTAAGAATATGACTGATGGCACCAGAATAGCTACGAAAGCAATGACAAAATCATTGAAATCAGTGGCTATAGGTGCTGTTAAGATATTCGGAGCTATAAAGGCTTTGGCAGGGCTCAAGAATTATGCATCGGAGACTATTACTGCAGCAAAGGCTCAGCTGGAAGTCCAAACGAAGTTATCTTCCGTACTTGAGAATGTTAAATCAATTCAGATCAGGGGACCTAATGCAGCTGCTGAAGCAGCAAAAGAGTTACAGAATGTCGCAGACGCTCTTGAGAAGACAGGTGTTATCGGATCTGATGTTACTATGGCCGGTATGCAGCAATTAGCTACATATCAATTATCAGAGAAAGAAATATCAGTGTTATCCGGCGGAATGGCAGATTTATTAGCTCAGCAAAAGGGGTTGAATGCTTCTCAAAGTGATGCGGTATCTATCGGTAATTTGATTGGCAAAGCAATGAGCGGAAATGTTGGAGCTTTATCTAAGGTTGGTATTTCTTTCTCAGAAGCTCAGGCAAAAGCAATTAAGACCGGCGATGCTACACTTAGAGCAGCTACAATAGCCGAAGTATTAAAGGACAATGTTGGAGGGGTTAATAAGGCTTTAGGAGAAACAGATCAAGGGCAATTACTGCAATCTAAAAATACTTTTGATGAAATAAAAGAGGAACTTGGGTATTTTCTTCTTCCTCTTATGAATCAATTTGTCAAGGGTGTTTTGCCTTATGTAAAGACCGGTCTCGAAAAGCTGAAGGGAGTATTAGATAAACTTAGTCCGATTATCGGTAAGATATTAACAAATGGATTTGAACGTTTTTCAACTGTTTTACCAGTGATCATGGATGTTATCTCGGATATTTTACCTATAATAACTCAATTTATTACACCAATGGGCGGATTAAAGCAACTGCTTCCAGTAATTATAAGTGCTATTCAGATGTTGCTCCCGGTAATAAAATCCCTTCTTCCGACAATTATCAACCTGGTTCAAAAAGTGTTACCTGTTCTAGTTACAATTTTTCAGAATTTCATACCTTTAATTGCAAATATCGTGAAAGAAATTGCTCCTTTGGTTGTAACATTGATGGATGCACTTATTCCAGCATTTGAAACACTGATTCCGCCGGTCATTGATATTATATCGAATATCATGCCTGTGCTTATTTCGTTGTTTAAAATGTTAATTCCATTTATTACTAAGCTTGTATCACAGATTGCTCCTTTAGTTATGGTTATCGCAGGAGCTCTAATGCCGGCATTTCAAGCCTTATTGCCACCTATCATGACTTTGATTGAGTCACTACTACCTGTGTTGATGACTTTATTTGAATCTGTATTCTCAGTGATTCAATCGTTGGCACCTGTTATTTCAGTCGTAGCACAAGTATTATCAGCTCTATTAGGTGCAGCAATAAAAACGCTCATTCCAATAATACAAGGTATCATAGGATATTTTACAAATTTAATTGATACTTGGAAATCTATGATAGACTTTGTGGTAAATATTTTCACAGGCAATTGGTCAGCTGCATGGCAGAATGTAAAAGATATTTTCTCTGGTATATTTAGTGGATTTGTGGATATTGCAAAGGCACCACTTAATCTGATTATTGGATTAATCAACTCAGCTATCAATAACATTAATGGACTTACAGGTATTATTAACAAGATCCCTGGAGTGGAGATTGGTCAAATACCTCAAATACCTTATCTTGCAAAAGGTGCAACGGTAACAGCTCCTACACTTGCCATGATAGGCGAAGGTAAAGTGCCTGAGACAGTGGTACCTCATAATAATACCAAGAGATCTAGAGCATTACTAGCCGAGGCTGCAAGGGGTGTTGGTATGAAAACCAATGAAACTCCAATGCTATCAATCGTCAATAGTATAAATAGCTCTCTTTCTTATTTTGCGAACTATATCAGCAGCATGAATAAGAAAAAACCGGCTCCTGGTGATGGCGATACGACAAATAATAGTAATAGCAAAGTATATCATTTCTATTATTCTCCTGTTGTCACTGCGAAAGATGCATCCGGTGTTAAAGAAGTACTTGAGGATGAATTTGAGAAGTTCAAAGCCTTCGTTAAGCAGCTGAAGGATGAAGAAGGAAGAGAGGTGTTTGCTTAATGAGTGAGTATGTAGCAGTTCAAGGCGATACATGGGACCTGATCTCATTCAAATACTATGGTAGCGAATATCATATATCTGAGTTAATGCTTAAAAATCCTGATCATGTGGATGTTGTAGTATTTGACGGTGGCGAGAAACTGAAAATACCTGCGTTAAGTATTACGGATACATCATTACTTGCTCCATGGAGGCGATAATATGGCTCATAAATTAATTATTAAGGATGTAGATATCTCTTTATCAAATCAATCCATTCGAACAAGTAAATATACCGATTATGCTGGAGGACATGCAGATGTCCTCCAGATTGTTTTTAATGACACTTTTGATCAATGGCGAAAATGGGATCTTGCGAAAAACGATAAGATTCGAATTATAACCGATAAAATTGATACCGGAGATATGTACGCAAGCAGTATCAAGCTTGATTTTGGAATGTATACCATAAGAGCCTTATCTACACCAGCGAAGTCATTAAATGAATTATCCAGCATACGTGAGAATATCAATTTATCTGAGGTTTTAAGTGAAATCAGCAGGGAATTAGGCTTTGAATTGGTCACTTATAACATTACAGATTACCGATACTTGTATTTGGAGAGAGTTAATCTCAATCCATTCACATATTTAGAAGAGATACTTCAGAAAGAAGGATATCTTCAGAAAATATATAATAATAAGTTAATCGTGTATTCTGAAAAGATACTCGAAAAAATAGAACCTTTGGTCAAAGTTGCTTACGAGGATTTTATTAACCCTCCAAGCCTTAACACATCGGATGCGGAATTATTGGCATCAGTTGAAAATATCTATCAAAGTCGAGATGGGGTTATTAAAAGCAAAGTATTGTCTGGGCTTAACGGTAGAAATAGAACATTTCACTTTCCTGTGGATAGCATTGGTGAAGGAGAGCGGTTTTGTACAAATATCATGAGATATATTAATAAGAATGAGTACAACGGCTCCGGCACCATATCTGGAAGTAGTATCACTGCAGGAATAACAATAGATTTGAATGGTGATTTCTCTGAGTGGCAGGGTAAGAACTTTGTATATGAAGTTATCCATGATCTCATTTATGATCGACAAACAATCAAATTCAGAAAGCCAATTATGGGTGATTATTAATGGTGAAGCTTGGTAAGGTTGCTGTAATTGAAGGAAGTAAAGCGAAAATTGTATTTGAAGATATTAATCAAATGACGCCTTTGATAGACATAGCATCACATGTAGTAGGATTACAGGTAGATAAAACTGTAGTAGTAGCTATTTTTGATGATAATAATCTACGAAATGGTGTAGTGATAGGAGTGATAGAATAATGAAAATTGGAACCTTTGGACCCAAAGTATTTACTGTAACCGATAAGATTATTAATACCTTTAAAAATCTGGCCAGATCTTCAGGCTATAATGTCGAGGAAGAGGACAACGGAACTGGTAAGCCAAAACTAAAAAAGAAATCACCATCTTTAGAAGCACTTTCTTTTGATATAGAATTAAGATCTGATTCCGCTGATGTAAGAAAAGAGATTGAGAGCTGGATTGGTCTTCAAGGTGAATCATATTACTTTTTGGTTGGCAGAGAGAAAGTTGGATCAAATCAATGGATGCTAACTAATGTTGATACATCCAATATTGAATTCCTTCCTGGTGGAAAGATAAAGAAGGCATCATTAAGTCTAAGTCTCAAAGAGAATCCCATTACTACTAAGAATAGTACAGCAAAATCCACAAGAAATGCAAAGGGATAGGTGATGATATGTTTCAGTGGGGTAATACATCTACAGAGCAGGAACGCATTGCTAAAAACGTTGCTAATCTATTGAATATTAGAAAGAATGAAGTATGTTTTGACAGAGGGTTAGGAGTTAACATAAATCTCCTTGATAAGACACAAAGTACGATTAATTCAAAGTTAATTACCGGTATTGTTGACATGATTTCTGAGAGAGAGCCAAGGGCTGATTTAAATTTTGATGATCTTATTGATCTAAATGAGAACGGTGAATATGCATATAAGGCGGTGATTGGTATTGTATGATTTTATTAAATTCGATGAAAGTGCAGTTTTGGAAGAGGCGATTGTGAAATATGAAGAGGCAACAAATACGATGCTTTTTGCCGGTGATGAGCGAAGAATTCTGCTTAATTCATTCATGTATATAGCTGCCGTGATCGCTGCTAAAGGAAATTATTTGGCGAATCAGTATTTTGCTCAGACAGCTGTTTTACCTTATCTCAGATATATTGGTGAGGGTAGATCAGTATTTCAGTTGGGAGCTGGTAAATCTCTTGTAACGATGAGGTTTAGCGTGCCCTCTGCAAAAGCATTTGATATAGAAGTACCTTCTGGAACGAGAGTTACACCAGATGGTACTCATTTTTTTGCCACTAAAGTAAATTATACACTTATGCAGGGTACATTGAGTATTGATATTCCATGTGAAGCAACCGTTCCCGGTAAAGCTCACGATGGTTTCACCCCTGGTTCAATAAATACTTTGGTGGATAATATTCCATACATCTCAAATGTTACAAATATTGATACAAGCTCCGGTGGATCAGAAGTTGAGGATATTGAAGATTATCGGGAAAGAATTATGTTGAAGCCTTATGGTTATAATACAGCAGGTGCTGAGGCAGCCTATATCTATCTAGTGAAAACAGCTGACAGTTCAATAGGAAGCGTTACAGTAAAGAACGAACCATCTAGCTTACTAATCACTATTTTACATAAGGATGGCACTATACCGAGTGATCTTGTAGTTCAGAGGGTGTCAGATGCTCTCAATGCTAAAACGGTTCGACCACTCGCCGATCAGGTAACTGTTCAGAAGCCAACGATAGTTCCTTATAGCATATCACTTTCTTATACAATCAGTGAAGATGATGCACCAAATATGGTTGAAATCAACTCCAAAATTATAGCAGCCGTAAGCGAATATGTAGCATATCAAGGAACTGAGATCGGTCGATCGATTAATCCGGATCTTCTGAAGAAATTCGTCTTAAATGCTGGAGCATATACAGTGAATATTACGAGCCCTGTGTTTACTGAAGTTAATAAACAATCTGTTGCTCAGATCAATGGGAATCCGGTTATCACGTATGATGGGATTTATCAGGAGGCATTATGAAGCTAAATAATATTAGTATGATAGATGTCGTTCCTCCTTATATGCAAGAGGATACTACGGTTATAGGTCTCTGTGCAGCAGCCAATCACATTTTCAAAAGATTATATGAAGCCATGCAGAAAATTGACTTTTATCAAAACCTAAATCTGCTTAATGAGGCTGACTTAGATTATATTGCTAAGATCAGAAACATTATCTGGTATGACAAAAGCAGTACGAAGGATGTAAAGATAAGTGTTATCAAAAATGCTGAGAAAGTATTCTGGAGCCTTGGAACTGTATCCGCAGTGGAGAGTGTAGTAGAGGACATAATTGGTGAATGCGATATCATGGAATGGTTTCAATATGGTGGCGATCCATATCATTTCAAGATTGTTACTGATAATCCTCTGATATCTGGTGATGCAGTAAGTGCATTCAACTCAATAATTCAGCATGTTAAAAGAAAGAGCGCAATTCTTGATGGAGTGGAGATATCGTTGGCTGCATCAATGATCTTCAATTTAGGTGCAGTTCTACATACTGGTGAAATTATAGAATTACGACAGGAGGGATGATAAATGAGTTTTAGTACTATATTGTTTACCGATAGAGGACGTGCATTACAATCAAAGGCTCTGGCTGGTTCCAATTTGAATTTTACTAAGATTGTTATGGGTTCCGGTAACTTAGGCGGTCAATCACAAATCACTTTATCAGCAGTGATTGAACCTAAAGTAAATTTAAGTATTACCTCCTTACAGCATAAATCCAATTATGCAACTGTTAAGGGGGTATTTTCAAATTCAGATATCAGTGAAGGATTTTATTGGAGGGAGCTTGGAGTATATGCACAGGATCCTGATCTTGGTGAAATTCTTTACTGCTATGGCAATGCTGGGGCTTTGGCTGAATACATACCTTCACAGACATCGGAAATTATTGAGAAGGTTGTCAGCGTTTCATTGATAGTAGGAAATGTTACTTCTGTATCAGCTACTATAGATGAATCCCTTGTGTATGTCAGCAAGGAAGATTTAGTGGCTGTAGAGTCTGACTTAAGAGCCAAGGTTGCCGGAGGTAATGGTACAGCTATAACTGTTAATATGGACAGTGCTACAGCTTACATAGCTGGTATGGTTGTACGAATTATAGCTACTGCTGACAATAACAGTGAAGCAACCACTCTTAAGATTAATGATCTTATCGCAAAGCCAGTGTACAAGGTTAATACTCAGGCTGCACCTAAGATTGTTACCGGAAAGCCATATACATTCATCCTAAGTGCTGATTTATCACATTTTTTCCTGGAAGCTAGTGCGAGCGGAACTGCAAGTGCTGAGCATGTACTAGCACCTTATACAGTCAGCACTGATGAAGGTACGGATATAGTGGGAACAATGCAAAACAATGGTCCGGATATAGCTGAAACAATTAATCTAACTACGGAAGGCGCAGAGTACTTAATTCCAAAGGGTTATCAAAGCGGTCTTAGAAAAATAAAAGCGGTAATAACTGGACTAATTGCATCGGTAATAAAAGCTGGGGCTACTGTAGGTGGAATACTAGGGACGTTTACTGCTGATGCTACAGCTACAGCCTCTAAAATCCTTACTGGAGATAGTGCATACGTTAATGGTATAAAGATTAATGGCAGTATGAATAATTATAACGGTGTAGTTATGCCTAACGACTTAAAAGCTTATTCAATGACAAGGGCACCTATTAGAAGAGAGTCTACTCCAGTAACTGATTGGTATTTTAAACTAAATGCAAGTGGTAAGATAGACCAACAAACGGAATGTAGCATTGGACTTACAAACCTAGTACCAGAGAATATTAAGAGCGGTATTACTATAGGGGATGGAGTAGGCACATTACTTGGTACTGCATCAAGTGGTAAGAAGTTTGCAACAGGCAATGTTACGTCCTCAGCTAATACTGTACAGTTTAAATACTATGATAATTCTGGTAATCCATCGTTATGCAGTGTTACAGTTTCGGGACTAACTTTCCTTCCATCTTTAATTGTTCTTAGGTGGCAGGGTGGAAATACAAACTATGTATCAATTTATACAGGTGACAACCAACGATGCAATGTTGGTGTCTTTGGTGGAAACACAGGAAATAGTATTGATTACGCTATAGCTGCTAATGGTTCTGTAGTTGCGTATGTAAATGCGACTGGTTTCTGCTTACCAGTACAGGGAGCAAATACAATATTTACATGGTGGGCCTATGAATAAATAAAGGAGGGTATTAATGAAAACATTAATTATTTATGATAACTCTGGCAGGATATGGTTGAATATGTCTGGCGATTATGCGTTACCGGATGGGATAAATTATCTAGAAGTAGAAATACCTGAAGGGAAAATGGTTGTAAGTGTTGATATATCTGTCACACCAAATGTACCAATTTTTGTAGATTTACCAGTTCCTGCTGTCAAGACATTAGAGGAGCGAATAGTGCTTGTCGAAAATGTCTTAAATGAATTATTACTTTCATAAGGAATGGAGGTGAACATCATGTATTCAGCAAAAGTAGTCTATTTAGTAAATCAGATTGTTATTGGCAAGCTTACATACTTAGAGGTAGTGACAGCTAAGCCAGAGCTTAAAGACCAGATCGATGCATACATTACTGAAAAGGAATTAAACATCGACAAAACAAAGTAGTACAAGTCATTCACCATACAGCAAGGAACCCCTTACATTGAGCTCAATTGAGTTCATAAGGGGTTCTTTTTGTATGCATCTATCTGATCGGGGGAAAACAGCTTATGAATAGCGAAGAAATTGCTGTTGAATTGAAAGGACACGAAAAAGAGATTGGTTCGCTGAAGCACAGAGTGAAAGACTTGGAAGAAGCGACAAAATTAATTCAGGAACTGGTCATATCAGTGAAGGAATTAGCACTGAATATGAAGAATATGATTGAAGAACAGAAAAATCAAGGCGAGAGACTACTCGTATTAGAAACAAAACCGGCTAGAAGATGGGACTCTGTCGTTACAGCATTGATAAGTGCAGGTGTAGGAGCATATATTGCAAACCTTCTGAAATAGGGGATTCTTATGATTAAGAAAAAAGGTCAATATTCAAAATTTATAGTAGCAGCCGTGATAATATTAAACATAATTTTCACGGCTTCTGTTCTTTATGTTTTTACAAAGACCGGAAGTGAGCCGTCATCATTAATTGCTGCATGGTTTACATTCACAACCGGGGAGTTATTTATGCTAACGAGCATCAAAAAAAATAAGGTTAAGAAAGAGAAGAAGGAGGAATAGGTTATGAGTATTTTTAACGAGTTTTTTAATTTAATTCCGCTGATCGTCGCTGTTTTATGTGCTATGGCTTTTATCGTATCAGTAATTGTTCAGGTAACTAAGGAAGTATGGGTAATACAGAAGGTACCCACAAAAACATGGACACTAATTGTATCCATCGTAATATGTCCTATTGCTTATCTAGTTTACATTGCATATATCAATATGCAATTCACATGGTACTGCTTGATTGCAATTATTATTAGTGGGTTCCCTGTATCTTATATTGCTACATACGGATGGGATTCCTTTAATGACTTGTGGAAGAGGTTTAAGAGGTAGGAGGTTACTTTATGGACATAAGGATAGGACATGCTTCTATCGATGAAAATGGAACGATTGCTGGGGGTAAGGAAGGCGACCAAACTAAGAAAGAGATATGTACGAGAGCTTGGTATGATAAAGACTGGGATGTATGTATCGAATGCTTAGATAATGAAATGGCTGCCAAGGCTGCTAGAATAATGGAACAGATTTGTAAGGATGATAATTATGGTTATGACCAGACACAGAGATGGACAGGTTATCATTCGATAAGGAAGCTGGGTAGAATAACCGGTGGTAAGGGTGAATTCGATTGTGCAACTGCTGTTATGTCTTCTTATATCTTAGCAGGCTTAAGATTAAAGAAAGGTATGATTGAGACACCGGAGAAATTCACCATTTATACCGGATCTTTAGAGAAGATACTTATTGATACTGGCATGTTCAGAGCGCACATCGAAGATGCTTATGTTAAGACGAGTAAGTATGCTAAGCCAGGAACAATATACCTTAAAAAAGGATCTCATGTTGTCATGGCCTTAGAGGATGGAGTAGGTGAGAATCCTTACCCGGTGCCCAATACCACTATTTATTATGATGTTGTGAATAGTAAAATAGTTTGTAAGGGTGATACCGTGAAGTGGGTACAGTACGAATTAATTAATGATGGTATAACTGTGGCAGAGGTAGACGGAGTAATAAAAAAACTCTCTATTGATGGTGAATGTGGAAAGATTACCGATGCTGCTATCAGAGTGTATCAGGATAAACATGGTTTACTTGTTGACGGTAAAGTAGGACCTAGTACACGTAAATCGTTTATTCAGCATTAAACCATCATCAGTACTGTCTCATTTAAGCATAATCACGCTAAAATTAATAATTTGATTATTTATTCTCTATTACGGAAATTTGTCTTAAATGGCAAAATACGAGGTTAAAAATCCCCCGGTTGTTATACCGGGGGATGTATCTATTCAACTATCTTTGCACTTGTTATTTTTAAATACTGACCATCAGATACCGTGATATAAGTATTCCCTTCAAAGTTCTCATTAGCAACGATGCTTTCTAAATCATGTGAGGAGTCTGAATCTACCTCATAATACCCAAGACCTATAGTATCATCTGTGCACTCAAGTTTGTATTCACCTGCTGTTAAATGAACACCAACTTTAAACATTCCACTTCCGGTAGTATCTAAATATTCCACTTCTTCAATTGGTACTGCATAACTTCCCTGCATCTTAAAGTATTCACCATCGTTTAGAGTAATGATTGTATTATAATCGAAATTATCATTTGCAATTATACTATCTAACTCTCCTGAGCTATCAGATGATACTTCCATATATCCCATTAAGAAATCGTCACAGAACACCACATATTCTCCAGCTGGTATATCTGAACCAACTTTATATGTACCGGCATCATAGATGGTCATTTTAGGTCCTTCAGTTGGTGTCGGTGGAGCTACGGTTGGAGTGGATGTTGGTTCTTCGGCTTCTTGCTCACCAACTTCAGCTTTTTCAGTAGGAGTAGCTGGATTTTCAGAAGTCGGGGCTATTGTTGGATTAGTACTACTAGTTTCTTCGGTATCACCCCCAAGTAGATTACCTATAATACCCAAGACAAATAACACTGCAATTACGATTAGAACGATTTTTAATTTACTTTTTTTCTTTGGCATTTCTTTTCCTCCCTGTAAATGTTTTGGTAATTCTCTGCTATATTATTACATAATTAAACAAATATGTAAATAATAAGATATTTTATTTGTTATAAATCAAAATCATACATCAAGCAAATCTGATACATTACAACCCAAAGCAGAGGCTAAACGGAATACAACTATTGCATGAGCATTATTTATATCTCTGCGAAGTTGCTCATAATTTCCTATGCTTTTAATTGGAACACCTGTTACCTCTGATAATTGTTGTTGACTTAATCCCTTTTTTATTCTCTCTTTCTTCAGTGTACTTATCTTTGTTTGCGTTTTTACAGTGTATGGCACTATACGATTCTCCTTTCAAAAATCTATTAATATGATATAATATCTTTACTCATATCATTATGAATAACCACCTAATAGAAACACTGATTAAGATTATTAACTTCGGAGTGGACAAGATTGTCTACATCTCCTGTAAGCCCACCTCTTTGGTCAGGGACTTAGAGGTGCTTCAAGCGAAGGGATATAAAGTAGAAAAGGTATGCGCCGTGGATATGTTCCCCGAGACGGTGCATGTTGAGACGGTTGTCTTGATGTCACGTAAAGATAAGTAAATAAGCTCTAAAGGGCTTGAAAACAAAGGTTTCCATACTTTCGGTAAGAATTGCCGACGGATGGGAACCTTGTTTTTTATCCTTCGAGTATGACTTGGAACATAAAATGTAAGTTAGGGTTGAGACTACAGAACTGCTTTTTGCCTTGCGAGACAAGGGAACTGTTGTTTTTAGGATAGGTTGAGACTATAGAACTGTTGTCAACACATGACTCTTTCTTTAATAGTTTTCCTTCCGTTTAGCTGAAAGTCATCATGGGCTTTGATATGCTCGATGGCTACCGAAAGGTTCCGAGCGTCTCTGTGCCTGTGATATTCGTCATGACTGTTGTGCTTATGATATATTTTGAAATGTCTAAAGGTAGGGTATTCCTCTAAATGGATACCCCAGTAGTGTTTTGTGTTTTTTGACTGCACATAGATTGTAAAACACCCCAACTGCAGTATATTAAAATACCGGGTGTCAATGGATTTTAATTCAGTTTTACTAATCATTTGTTCTCCTTGATTTTTATTATTATGGGGTGGAAGTATGCCCAGAAACAGGCTGCGGAAGGTCAAGAGACCAATAAGGATATGGGTTAAGAATAACAGAAATCATTTTTACAGACAAGTGTCTTATTCACTAAATATTTTTGAATTTTTTATATAAAGTACTAGAATAGAAAAGAAATATAATAAGGCGATTGCAGTGATTTTATCGTATGTAGTAATGGCATAATCACGCAATTTTGGCTTTTTTAATTATATTATAGGTTTAATTGGAAAAATTATGTTTCTAGATCTTGTGGAAATTTACTAAAAAGCTTATAATTATAAATAATATGATGTGAGCGGGGTAAGATTCATGGGTAGGGTAAAGAAGATCAAGTGTCCAACATATACAGAATTAATAATACCAACTTTTGAAGCTTTAAAAGAACTTGGTGGTTCTGGAACGAACGATGAGATATGTACAACGGTTATTAATAACTTAAAACTATCAGATGAAGCTGTAGATGAGGCCCATTTAGGTAGTAATAATCAAAGCGAGCTGCAGTATCAATTGGCATGGGCACGTACATACATGAAAAATTTTGGAGTAATACTAAATAGTGCTAGAAGTGTATGGTCTATCTCATCTAAGTTTACTAGTGTTGATAAATTAAATGTAAAAGAAATAATTGCTTTCACAGCAAACAAAAGTTTGAATAAACATAAAAATAATAATGAAGATATTAATTTTAAACAGCCACAGTCACCAGAAGATAATAATCCGGAAAACAATAATATTGAGTTCCCAGATGAAATCAAACCATGGAGAAAGCAGCTTGCTGAAGTATTACATAATATGAATCCTTTTGCATTTGAGAGATTAGCTCAAAGGCTCTTAAGAGAATGTGGTTTTACCCAAGTTGTGGTGACTAAAAAAACCAATGATGGTGGTATTGATGGAACTGGAAAGCTGAGAATTAATGGTATTTTTAGTTTTAATGTAGCCTTCCAATGTAAAAGATATAATAGTGCAGTGTCAGCAGGAGATATTAGAGATTTTAGAGGTTCATTAACTACAGATATTGAAAAAGGGGTATTTATAACCACTGGAACGTTCACAAAGTCTGCAAAAGAAGAAGCTTCAAATGCAGGAAAGCAACAAATAGATCTTATAGATGGGGAAGATTTCATTAATAAAATAGCTGAATATGAAATAGGTGTTAAAGAAATAAAGGATTATGAAATAGATGAAGACTTTTTTAAAAATATATAATAAATTAGAGCTGGAGTTTCTTCGGCTTATATTATTTGTAATTTTACTATAAAGACATAATATGACTGAAATCTTTTATTTATTGCTACTATAACATATTCTGATACAACAACTCAAATACCATCATATTATCACTATGAATATATTTAACTTAGAAGTTGATTACATAAAACTATAATTGGGTAAGGAGCATTATGCAAGTATGTTCGAAAATATAGAAGAGGCAAAAGTACAAATAAGGACACGAACGAGTAAAATTATCGGCGGTTATGTTACTGAAAATATGTTTTTACATGAATATAGAACCCTTTTTCCTGATAGAGCATATTCAAAAGGCTGGTGGGGAGGAATTGAAAAATCAAAAGATAGGTTACTTACTTTTTTTGTTGTAAAGGATGAACTCAATGACCTTGACTATAGAGTAATAGAGAGGCTGCAAAGGCATGGACATTATTGGAAACAATTAACTTGTGAGAATAATTGTTGGTTTGTTAAGGACTTTTCTTCATCTTTAAAAATTGAAGAATATGTTCGAGCAAGGGGACTCGAACAAAATCATGACCCAAACATGATACATCCTCAAGTTACGGATGACCCTTGTCTTGATGAATGTATAGAAGAGTATGAGCGAGTTGAAATGTTACAGGAAATTGCATCAAGTATTTATATTGAGGATCATTTTTTAAATGTTTATTTTACTATATCTAATATTGACCTTATTTGTGAGAATTCACAAGGTGTTCCTATCTATGTTGAGATTAAATTTAAGAATGAATTTTCTAAAGAATATTCAAATGGCAAAAGTAGACTTGTGTTTGGCATTGATGAATTTCAGTATGATAATCTATTTAAATCATTTATTAATTCTGGAATGCAAGTTCTTAATGCTGTGTTGTATAATGATGTGAAAGTCAAACAGAATACTTCCAGAACTATTATTTTTGAATTTTTAAGGAAAAAAAATAATCAAGGGTTGATTTGGAAGTCTACATTGATAAGCCTAAGTGCAGGATATGAAAAGCATTCTGTTGATTATGATCATACGAGTTGGAACGGAAAAGGTGGAAGAACAGTTTACTGTATTCCATTACAGAATTACTTGGAGTTTGGAACAAATTCTTTTGAAGAAGACTTAAAGCAATGTTATCCAGAAAGCACTTGGGGAATATGTGATAAATGCAGTGAGGCTAAAGTTATTAGAATTAATAGAAGTAATGGTAACGAATTTATGGGGTGTCTAGGATACAGTAAGCACCTATAATCTGAATAGCAAGAATTAACATAATCGGAGGCACTTTGCCTCCGATTATTTCGTAGTCCTTTTCCTCTGTTATAGAAAGGGATATTTTTGTTTTATCATGTTGCTTATTGGCTTTAATTATGGTATATTAATTTAGACCCTGATATAAACATTACATAAATGGGTATAAAAGGAGAAACAATGGAGAAACAATCAAATTGCGGAAGACCGCCAGGAAGAAAAAAAACTTCAAAAATAGAAGTTAGTATTGAACCCGATGTGAAAGCAGAATTTATGGATTTGCTCTATAAAGATGGAAAAACAGCCTCTGTTGAGATTGGTCATTGGATAAGAAATTACATCAAGGAGTACAAGGAGGATACAAACCGATGAACGTTGTATCGTTATTTTGCGGTATAGGGGGCCTAGACAAAGGATTTATTGATGCTGGTTATAATGTAATTTGGGCTAATGATTTTGATAGGTATGCCGTACAGACATATGAAGCTAATTATACGCATCAAGTTGTATTAGGAGATATCAATGAAATAGAACTCGAAGACATACCTGCTCATGACATTTTAATTGGTGGTTTTCCATGTCAGCCATTTAGTATGATGGGCGGGCAAAGAGGATTTGATGATGCTAGAGGTACATTATTTTTTAGAATTGCGGAAATAATCAGATATCAGATTGAGCATGACAGGAAGCCAAGAGCTGTTATTTTAGAAAATGTTAGAGCATTAAGAACTCATGACAACGGGAATACATTAAGGACTATTAAAAGGATTCTTCATGAGGACTTGGGGTACCAGGTATTTGATATTGTTCTAAATTCTGCAGAGCATGGTGTGCCACAAACAAGAAACCGTATGTACCTCATTTGCTTTGCAAATGAAAATGTTACTGAATTTACAGCACCAGAAACGGTTGAATTAAATTATACATTGCAAGATTTATTGGAGCATGGAGTAGATGAAAAATATTTCCTATCAGAAAGAATACTACCAACTATTCTTTCAAATGGAACAGGTGGATATGTTGGGAAGTCGGAAATTGACTTGGAGATAGCGAGACCATTGTGTGCAACTATGGCGAAAATGCATAGAGCATGCCAGGACAATTATGTAACACAAGAAGGAAGAGTTAGAAGGCTTACACCTAGAGAGTGTGCAAGGCTACAGGGATTTGACCAATATGACACATCAGACTTCATTATTCCAGTATCGGATAGTCAAGCCTACAAGCAGTTTGGTAATGCTGTAACTGTAAATGTAGCACGAGCAGTAGCACATAAAGTAAGAAGAAAACTTGAAGATATTGGAGAGTGGGTTGATTAAGATGATAAAAAGCAATGAAGTACAAGAGATGGTAGCTTTTATTGAATCGTTCCAATTACAAGAAAGTGGTGTATCTGAAAAAATCTGTGTCAATAGATTAACGTATGATATTAACGAGAGTTTCTTACGACAGAGAGCTGCTGAAGTCATAGAGGAATATCAAGAGAGTGCAGAAGCACAAGAAGCATTTAGAAAACTAGCTACATTATGCAATGAAAGTGTAAGACTGTGTGAACAGTGCCCTGTTAAGAAATACTGTAACACACACATTAAAGAAGTACGTGAAAAAGTAAATGAAGAGTCATTGACAATGGTAGACTTGTTCTGCGGAGCAGGTGGCCTTTCACTCGGGTTTACACAGGAAGGCTTTATAACTAGTTTGGCTAATGATATCCAAGAGTGTTGTGTAGACACTTATGCACATAACCATCCAGAAACACCAAGAGATCATATTGTATTGGGCGATATAAAGCAAGTTGTTGATGGTATTGAAGATTATCTTCGTTACAAAAGTGTTGATATAGTTGTTGGAGGACCACCATGTCAAGGATTTAGTATGGCAAATCGGCAAAGATTAATTGATGATCCAAGAAATCAATTATATAAAAATTTTGTTCAAGTTGTACAAAAAGTGAATCCACCATTCTTTGTTATGGAAAATGTAAAAGGAATGTTATCTGTAGTAGACCAGGTCATTGAGGATTTTGAGAACATCGGGTATAATGTGAAAGCACATATTCTTAATGCAAGAAACTTCGGTGTTCCGCAGAATCGCGAAAGATTGATTTATATTGGAAACCGAATTGGTGTAGATAATGAAATGATATTTCAAGAAATAATTGATTATGGTAATACTATTCCAGATATGAATTTGGAAGATGCATTATATGGATTGCGTGAATTACATGCTTCAAGAATTAAGAATTCTACAAATCTTGATACCGAAGAATCCGGAAGACTGATAGAGGCCAGCAGAAACCAGGTAAGAAATTCATATCTAAATTTAATAAATCAAGGGTGTTCTTATCCTGCGGTGTGCAACCACAAGGCTAGATATAATAATGATAGAGATATAGAAATCTTTGGTAGAATGAATCCAGGTGACAAATCTGATGATCCCAAAATTGCAGATATAATGCCTTATGCAAGTAGAAATGATATTTTTAAGGATAAGTATTTCAAACTTGAGCCGGATAAAGTATGTAAGACAATTACAGCACATATGAAGTTCGATTGTAACATGTATATCCATCCTTGGCAGGCAAGAGGATTAACACCTAGAGAGGCAGCAAGAGTTCAGTCATATCCTGATGATTATTTCTTCAGAGGGGCATATACGAAAACTTATATGCAGATTGGTAATAGTGTTCCGCCTTTGTTAGGTAGGGCAATTGCAAAGGCTGTAAAAAAATATTTGAGATAATAAAAGCTGGCAGATTACAAGAATCTGCCAGCTACTTTTTTAGTAGAATGATTTCAAAAGATCTTCTGTAAGAGGAGTGCCATTGTTCGTTTTATCAAGTCCGCTTTGAATCAGAAGAGATGAACGTTCAGCGAAGAGTTTCGCTAGAAGCATATCTACATCGGACTTCTTTCCGTGGTGTAATTTCCTGTGACACAAAGGACATACAGGAACCAGGTTCGCTTTAGTATCTAGCTTGTTGATAAAGTTTGACTGCTGACCAACAGGGATCAAGTGATGGATTTCCATATATGGCGTATTATCTGGTTTCATAAATGTATGGTGGGGATCAGTATCTGATGCGAAAATACATTTGAAGCCATTGTGTTTAATAGCGCTCTTACCTAATCTTGGGTTAGTAGAAGGTCTATTAGAGGATATCGCTTTGCCGTCAGAATTACCTTCATATTTTTCAGCAGTGTATACACCATCATCGTCATCTGCTTCAGCGTTATCCACTAACTCTTGATATATAGAATCTTCAATGTCATCTGCCTTATCAATCATTAATCCTACTCCAATTGATTCACTTATTTCTTTAAGTGCTGTTTTAACAGAAACATTACCTTGACCTTCAATATGTTTTAAATGATTTGTTGGAATATAATATTTACTGGTATAAAATTCAGAGGGAATTCCAAGTGCAAAAAGACGATATCCATTATTGCCGGGTGTAGCATATTTCAAGAAAATTAGCAAATCATCTACGTAGAGATTATTACGAAGCTTCATAAAATCTGCTCCATCTTGAGATGTCTTACTTACTTGTACTTGAGGGTTTTCATTTTGGCGATATGCAACTTTTGTAAGGGTAGAAGACGTTTTAATATCTAATCCAGCAAAAGTCTGTGAGTTATCAATTAAATCGTTAATATTTGATATGGATACATCAACATGAACTCGCCTGTCTGACGAATTTGACTGATTCTGGATTTCAGCTTCGCTATAAAAGAAATAACGATTATCTCCTGTAACATGAATGTGTGTTTGTTTTCCCGTGCTGCCAGAAATTTTGTTTTTTAGAACAACGCATGAGTTTGATAAAGGTTGAACAAGTGCAGCAGAAAAATTTTTGCTTGTAAATAATGTAAGGGCTTCATTGTAGGTATCTGGACCTAATGTTTGACTGTAGTCTAAGATAAGATTAAGAATGTTCTTTTGTGTAAGTGCAATTTTTTCCATGAATTTATCCTCCATATAATATGATTTTGTTACTGATTTTTATATACTGATTAACAGGATTAAAAAATCAGTACTTGTTATCCATAATATACCACTTGGTACTGATTTTGTATATAGAAAAATCAAGGAAATATGCAATTCATCATTTTGCATAAAAATGGATTAACTAAATGTACATAATGTACAAAAGCTATTAAGACCTAGTTTATATGTTAAGATATAAATATAAGACATGTAAAATATTGACAAGTATACCGTGTAATGATACAATGTAAGCACGAAAGCTTACATATTATGGTAAAGGTGGATTGGAATACATGATGACTAAATTGATTTCCAACGAATGTTATGATTCGTTTGGAGAGTATATTAAGGCACGCAGAGAAGTGCTAGGAAAGTCCATTCGTGGGCTTGCTCAAGAACTAGGTATGACACCGGTTTATCTAAGTGATATTGAAAAAGGGAATCGTTATGCACCTGAAAAGTATCTTGGAAGAATGATTGAGGTGCTAAAGATATCGAGAGATGACATTAATTGCTTCTATGAACTAGCTGGAAAAAGCAGAAATGATAACTTCCCTGATTTAACAGATTATATAGGAAAAATGGACATAGTTCGCATTGCTCTGCGCACAGCTCGTGACCTTAATATCTCCAATTCACAGTGGCAGGATTTCATTGACGAAATTAGTGGTACGAAGAAAATATAGGACTAGGGATGCCATTGAATTAACAACAATGACTATCTTATCAACTAAATACCATACAGAGACCAAGGAGGTAGTGTTTTGGCAGGTAATCGTTCATTTACAGATTATGTGGCAGAAAGATTTGAAAATGAGTTGTTTGATGCCATACAAAGTTACACTGCAGATAATTATGTTAGTTTAGATTTACAGCTATATAAAATTCGAAACATTGGTGGCATAGAATTGTCAGAAATAAAAGTTAAAACTGTATCTATTAATGATATGTCTGATATGAAAATAGAATTCGATGTTGCTGTAGAAGCTGAATTAGAAGTCCGAGAGTCAGATTATCATTATGATGAGACGGAAAACTGTCCCCAGTGGTTTATGCTAAAATGCTCCGGAGATTTAGATTGCAATTTAGATGACTTTATAATCTCAAGTATTACCGAGTATTCCAGTAAAAATAAGCAGCCAAAACCTATGTCAGACTCTCTTGTTCCTATTATTTATAAGGAACAACTAGAAACGGTTGCTAAAGACTTCCTACGCAGACATTATCCAGAAGTATTAATAACCCCAATGGCAGTTGAACCTCAAGTGTTGGTAGAAAAAATGGGTCTAACTATAGAAATGAGAGAGATTACTAAAGATTTCTCTGTATTTGGACAAATATACTTTCATGGTTGTGATGCAGAGTTTTATGATAAAGTCAGCGATAAAATGGTACAGACTCAAGTGGATGCACGTACTATCATAGTAGATCCTAAAGCATATTTCCTTCGCAATCTCGGATCAGTTAATAATACAATTGTTCATGAATGCGTACATTGGGATTTACATAGAAAAGCATTTGAACTAGAACGATTATATAATAGTAATGCAACACAAATAAAATGCCAGGTAGTTGGTGGTATTAAAGACAACGAAAGAGATGCAACCGGATGGATGGAATGGCAGGCAAATGCTCTTACTCCCAAGATCCAAATGCCTGCAGAACCGTTCAAGGCAAAGGCGAAGCAATATATAGCGAGATTTATGCGTGAAACCAATGCCAGCCATACTATTGAGGTTATGGAACAGGTCATCACAGCATTGGAGACTGCATTTGGAGTATCCAGGCAGGCCACGAAGATTCGACTTGTGGAACTTGGATTCGATGAGGCAATCGGAACATACACATATCTGGACGGACACTATATAAAACCTCACGGATTCCGCAAAGGGTCTATAAAGCTCAATCAGACATTCTCCCTATCTGCCCAGGATGCAGCAATCGAACGTTTCATTAACTTGGAACTTCGTGCTTTAACTGACAGCGGTGACTATCTGTTTATTGATAATCACTACGTATATAATGCTCCACTTTATGTTCAGCCAGGCGAAAACGGTAAGCTTGATCTAACCGATTATGCTCGCTCTCACATGGACGAATGTGGCCTTGTATTTGACATGACGGTTACTAGCAAGGTTGCATACCAATACCATACGGAGTGTTTTTTGAACCGTGAGCCGAGTGATATCACATTCGAAATTAAATATCATAACGGTTATCAAAATGCTCCACAGGAGCGTCAGGTAGCTATGAGGAAAAAGCAACAGGAAGAGGCTTTGGAAATCCGTAGACAGATGACAGATGATCCAGAACAATGTATGGAGCTGCTTTTGAAGTGGCGGAATATGAATTATACCGATCTCGGTTTTGAAATCGACCGTGATCCGAAAACAATAAGCCGAACTGTAAAGGGTGAAACGACCCCGAAGGTGGAAACGGCGGCTCTTATCTGCTTTGGACTCAGCCTTCCTCCTGTAATTAGCGAGAAACTAATGGCTGTCTTGCAGTGTCCACTGAAACCGATGAATCCGAATCACCAATGGATCAATGAGGCTCTTCACATTAAATATCCGGAGCCGTTATGGGCAGTTAAAGAGTATCTTGCACAATACGGAGTAGAAATTTAGATAATTTATAAGAATAAACGGACATGACTTGTCCGGTCAAATCAGAATCTTTAGGCCTATGCTATTGTTGCATGGGTCTTTTTTGTAGGTTCAAAAATATCTGTAAATATTGTGTATTTGAACCATTGACAACCTATGGTTCAAATGGTAAAATAATGTTAAAGAAATTTGAACGGAGGTAGTATATATGTCACGTCAATATGACGAATCAATACAAGGAAAATTTGATTATAACGGAGAGCTGTATTCTCTTGTTGAAGATATTAATTCTCTGGAGGACGTAGTTGAAGCCATGCGTATTAGGGAAGTCCTTGTTCAGTGCGAAAATAATTTCGAACCTGACAGTGGACATCCTTGTTTTTGGATGCTCCGTCAGCAGGAGGAATACATTAAAGAATATCTTGAAAAATTCGGTGACTTTGATAAGACTATCCTCCTTAATAACATCGCATTCCTTTTGAAAAAATACGATATGCGTATGGGTGAGCTGGAGCAGCTTCTAAATATCAGCAGTGGCTATATTTCGCGAACGGCTAAACCTAGTTCCGATAAGAGACTTAGTATCGATGTTGTTTGGAAGATAGCCAAAATCTTTGATATTAGCCTATCTGACTTGCTTGAAAATGAATTGTCCATTCCAAAGAGTAACACTGATATGGTAGCGAAGTTCCTCATAAAATTGTGTGAGCAGACAAAGGAAAACATTATCGAGTGGGAGTCTGAAGGTGGGGTTATGATAGTACTCAATGATAAATATAGCGAAATGGGACTTATATCTGAAGAGAACGATGATAAAGTGGTATATCATCCACAGCACTTAAACCCAGACTACAAATGGATTCTAGCTGATGATATCTTTGTTTGCAAAAATATTGACGCAAAGAAAGGATTAGCTATCATTCCATACACGGACGCTGAAAAGGGAAAATATCAGGGTTATGACTTTATATTCGTTTGGTCTGATGAAGACGGCCATCATTGGGAGAAGGCATTCTACACCTCTGATGACCCGCTTGGAACCCTAATAAAACACGCTGCCCACCTGTATAAGAGTATTCAGGAGACGGAACTCGATGCAAAGGTTACACCAACGGTTCGAAGTCTCATTACCGACTACCTGAAGGGAGGGTTTTAAATGGTAAAACGCCCTATCCTTTGTTTTAGTAACGAGAAACCAACACCGCAAAGAGTATTCGATGTTGTGGTCGAAGGAAATAAAATCGATTTGGAAATCAAAAGCGATAAGAAGAAAATAATAAAAATTCCCTGGAACGAAGTGGTGTCCCAGGTTGAAGCTGCAAAAGCAGCAAGTAATTAAACAGAAGCTACCGCAATCTGCCCCGTAACCAATCGAGGAGCAAACCGCCGGAGTTATCTATGAAAGCCGTTAAAGGCTAAATAGGTAACTCCGGCTTTTTTATTTTTCACGGATTTTGAACGGACATTACATGTCCATTTTCAATAAAAATTCCGTGCTAGATTATAGATAGTAAGGCATGTACAGCCTTGCGAATATATTAAATCTCAATGTCCGAGATGCGCATCAGGACGGAGGGATGCATAAGAGTTCAGAACACAGTGATAAAGACTGTGTTTGGAATGAAGATGCACCCACCGTGATTTCGTGCACTCATTTTTAGGCAAGCGGAGTCTGTGGTCATCTTCACCATAGGCTCTTTTTGTGTCCCACCGTCAAGCCACGGACGGAAAGGACAATCAATGAAAAAAGAAACACAGGAAATCAGAGTAAACGAAGTAAAAGTAGATGAGGTATTAATCCCAATGATTATTGATAGGGATTCTATTGAAGAACATGGGATTATTGCAGGTGTAAAGAAATCTCAAATAAGAAAATGGAGAGTAGGTAATAGGTTAGTAGATGTGGTACTAATTCCAGGCACTAAGGCACAGTATGATGCCGTAATGAGCTCTTATTCAGCAGAGTTTAAAGCTGAAGATCGTGATAAACGTTGTGAGATAAGTAATGGGAACGGTAAACTGATTCGCTGTCCAGAAACAAATAAGTGCAGTCATTGCCCATATGC